ATGCCACGCGTACAGATCCCCGTAGTCACCGCGAGTCGCGCAGGAGTCGTGCTCACTGCGACGGCCGGCGACCCGGTGAACAACCACTACATCGCCAACGACGGCCAGGTCGGCATCATCGTGAAGAACACCGGGACGACCATCACCCGCACGGTGACGTTCCACGTGGCTCGCAAGGTCGACGGCTTCTCCGTCGACCCGCGGACGGAGACCCTCGCGGCTGGCGAGGAGCAGCTCTTCGGCCCGTTCGACGTCCACGAGTACGGCAGTTACCTGCTCATCGACGTGGACAACGCCGAACTGACGATCAAGGCCGTCAAGGTCTGACACAGACACGCCCCGCCCCGGTGGAGAGTTCCCGGGAGCGGGGCTGAGTTCGTTCAGGAGGACGGCAGCTCGACGACGAACGCCGCCTCCGCGTTCGGGTCTTCCGTCCCGACGTAGCTCACCTTCCCGCCCTTGGCGGCGACGTCGAGGATGACGCGCCCCGTGACGGACTGACCGGGCTTGTACGTCGTATCGAGCGACGGACCGTCCCCGACGCCCTCCAGCGTCGTGGCGTCCTGGGCAGCGTGGGTGCCGTCCTCCCACTTCAGCATCCCGTAGAGCATGACATCCGCGGGCGCCTGGCCGACGTTCTTCAGCGTCAGCGTCAGCTCGACGAACTGACCCTGCTCCGGCGTGTTCGACGTATCGATCTCAGCCGGCGTCACGTACTTCGCGCTGACGGCGGTGACGGCCATCTTCGACGTGACCTTGTACTCCCCGGAGTCGTCCGTCTCGCCGTAGGCCCACTCCTTCGTTTCCCCGACCTTGACGACTGGCGCTTCAGCCGCAGGGGCGGACGAGGACGGCTCTTCGACCGGCGCGTCTGCTGCGTCGACTGATGCCTCCGCCACGGGCGCTTCCTTCGAAGTCCCCCCGGAGTCGCTTTCCGATGAGCACCCCGTCACGAGGGCGAACGAAAGAACAACGGCCGGCACAACGGCACGGCGAATGTAGGCGCGCATAGCGCATCCCCCCATGAATCAGTGGCCCTCCCTGGCCACGTGGAGCCCACAGCGTAAGGCACGGGCGCAGGAAGCGGAGGCGCTATGGCGTGGTCAGGCAGCACACGCAGAAGCCGCCTTCCCAAGAACTGGGCCTCTCTTCGACGCCGTGTCCTGCGCAGGGACAAGGGCCTGTGTCAGATGCCCTTCTCTGACGGGCGCCTGTGTGGGGCAGAGGCCACAGACGTGGACCACATAGAGCCCGGTGATGACCACAGCATGGCCAACCTACGGGCGCTGTGTACGTGGTGCCACGCACGCAAGAGCGCCAGTGAGGGAGGCAGAGCAGCGGCTCTCACACGCGTGCGTATGGACCGTCCCAAGCCCGTACACCCGGCCCTGGAGGAGTAGGCATGGCAGGAGCGCACGTGGTGCTGGAGGAGGCAGACGACACGGGCGAGCAAGGCGTCAGCATCACACGAGTGATCATCAATGGTGTTGATGTTGGAAGGCTCGCGAAGGTGCCGAAGATCAACGTCGGCACTGACCGCACGTGCACGACGGTGACGCTCACGCTTGTGCCCAGCCGGCTGGAGATCAGAGGCGAGCACGCCGACGGTGATCGTCGCGAGCCCCGTGCCGGCTTCGGTTCGAAGATCGACTAGCCTCCGGGGCAGGGGGGTGATCCCCTCCCGGACGATCAGAACACCGAAGAGGTGCTGGGCCTCGCTGTCTGTACGGGTCTGGGGGATGTGGGCGAGGCGTCCACAGGCGCCCGCTGGAGGGCCTACGGCCGGCCTCCCGGACTGATCCGGACCCCGAATCGGCAGGCGGGCGCACAGCGCTTCAGTCTCACTGACTTCTGTAACAGTGCAGGTCAGACCATGGACTACCGTAACGGGCCGCCCTAGACTGGACCCTATGAACACACCCACCTGCGAGTGGTGCCCCAACAAGCTGGGGGCGCGACACTCACACCGCGCGCGGTTCTGCTCCACTCGTTGCCGCATGGCAGCGCACCGCGCAGCGAAGAAGGACGCGACTCCCGTTGAGCTGAAGACCCGCGACAGGTGGGTCCGACGCGACGCAAGGAAGGTCCCGCTGACGTCGGCCGGCATGGCTGCGTCCTCGACGGACCCGCGGACGTGGAGCACGCACAAGGACGCCTCCGCCTCGACGGCGGGCGTCGGTCTGGGCTTCGTCCTGAGCGACGAAGACGACATCGTCTGTCTCGACCTGGACCACTGCTTGAATCCGCTCACCGGGCGACTCGCCCCGTGGGCCGCCGCCATCCTCCGCGACGCGGGCGCCACCTACGTAGAGGTGTCCCCGTCCGGCGATGGCTTGCACATCTGGGGCCACGCGGACGTCCGACAGGGACGCCGCATCCGACGCCCCGACGGCACGGCCGTAGAGATCTACGGGACCGGCCGGTACATCGCAATGACGGGGCGCCGGCATGGCTCCTCCCCGTCGATCCTCGCGGACCTCTCCGCGGTGGTTTCCAAGCTGACGGCTCGCTAGCTCCCGACAGGGGACGGCACGGCCGTTCCTTACCCGGGAGGTACTCCATGGACGGCGTTTTCACGCAGTGCCATGAACGGCACCCGGAGACGCGTCAGCGCTGCGTGCGCCTGGCGGGGTCTCACGAGGAGCACCAGACAGACCATGCGCGGGATGTGTACTGCCGTGTCTGGGTGACCGAGGAGGTCTCCTGATGGCCCGGATTCAGGCCCTCCCCCTCCCTCCAGAGGGCACGCCGTTCATGCTCGTGATCGACGAGGCGGAAGAGCACTTCGTCACCGACGAGGACATGATGGGTGTTTTCCGGCTCATGCGCGAGCAGACCGGAGCGCGGTTCATCCTCGTCACCACCAACACCACGGATGTGGCGTGATGGCTGACGACTTCGACCCGAACGCTTACGAGCGAGGCGGCTTCCTGCCCGGCGACCCGCAGCATACCCGCATCGGCGGTCGCGTCTTCACGCGTGCTCAGTGGGAGGCCCTCCTCCGCACCCTGACGGACCTACACCGTGACGGAGGTGATGACTAATGGCCGGCCGCGGACCCGCCCCCAAGGACCCGTCGAAGCGACGTCGACGTAACGCCACGGAGCCGGAGACGGTCGTCACTCCCGACGACGAACTCCGCGGCCCCGACCTTCCTGACGGCGTCCTGGGCGTCGACGAGGAGACGGGTCAGATCGTCGAGTGGCACCCGCGCACCGTTGCGTGGTGGGAGTCCTGGCGCACGTCGCCCATGGCTCAGACCTTCGTGGACACCGACTGGGACTTCCTCATCGACACCGCCCTCATGCATCACACGATGTGGGCGAAGGGCCGATGGGAGTTCGCCTCTGAAGTACGCCTCAGAGCCGCGAAATTCGGCGCTACGCCGGAGGACAGGGCCAGGTTGAAGCTGAAGGTCGATCAGCCTGCCGCAGGCCCTCAGAAGCCCGCACAGCGCCCCGACGGAGTGACTGACATCAACTCCCGTCGCGCCCGCCTGACTGGTTAGGAGACCGTGAGTGCCGCACGTCACCGTGCGCGCCCCCGGTCACGATCGCTCCCGCTCTCTCGGGTGGATGGCGGTCGCATGGATGGAGTACTTCGTCGTGCACGGTCCTGGCGACGTCCAGGGCGAGCCAGTACGGCACGGAGACGAGTACACGGGCTTCGTCGTGGACTGCTACGCGGTCGACGAGCCCGCCGGCAAGATGCTCTATGACTCGGCCTTCTTCTCTCGCCCCAAGGGCTGTGACAAGTCCGGTCTAGGCGCGCGCATCGGCCTCTTCGAAGCGTTCGGCCCCGCACGGTTCGCCGGCTGGGCTGAGGGCGGTGAGGTCTACCGCGACCCGTGGGGGCTGGGCTTCGAGTACGTCTACGAGCCCGGCGAGCCGATGGGACGTCCGGTCCGCGTCCCATACCTCCGCATCATGGCGACGGAGGAAGGCCAGACCGGCAACGTCTACGACACCATCTACTTCAACCTGACCGACGAGGCGTCGCCGCTGAGTCAAATCCCGGGTGTCGACCCGGGGCTTACCAAAATCAACCTTCCTGACGGCGGGGAAATCACCCCGTCGACCGCCTCTTCCTCCTCGAAGGATGGAGGCAAGGAAACGTGGGTTTGTTTTGACGAAACCCACTTGTACAACACGCCGGAATTGAGGCGCATGTACGCGACGGTTACCCGTAACCTCCGCAAGCGGAAGAAGGGCGCCGGTACGTGGTATCTCGAAACCACAACCATGTTCGCCCCGGGGCAAGACTCCGTCGCGGAGCGCACCTACGAGGAAGCCGAAGCGATTCGCGAGGGGAAGAAGAAGCGCGGTCGCGCTCGTCTCCTCTACGACCACCGCTACGGCGTCTGTAAGAACCTGAAGGATGAGGCCGAACTCCGCGCGGCCCTCATCGACTCCTACGGCGATGCCATGGAGTGGATGGACCTGGAGACGTTGGTCGACGACTTCTACGACCTGCGTAACGACTCCGCGGACGGTAAGCGGTACTTCCTCAACTCCCGAACCTCCTCCTCCGATTCGTGGATGGAGCCGGACGCGTGGGAAGTCTGCCGCCGGCCGGAGCCGCTCCAGCCCGGTGACCTCGTCACTCTCGGCTTCGACGGGTCCATCCGTGACGACGCCACGGCGCTCGTCGCCTGTCGCGTGTCTGACGGTCACCTCCAGCTTCTAGGAGTCTGGGAGAAGCCAGAAGGCGCAGAGGGTGAAGGGTGGCAAGTCGACCGCGAGGCGGTAGACAACTGCGTCGCCCGTGCTTTCGACCGATACGAGGTCTGTGGCTTCTATTGCGACCCGCCGCACTGGCAGGACTACGTGGACAAGTGGACGTCGGAATACGCCGATGGGCTCCAGATCAGCGCCACGCAGGCTCGTCCGCTGGAATGGTGGACTAACCGTCCGACGGCCATGGAACACGCCCTAGATCGCTTCGTAGAAGCCGTCGACGACAAGGCACTCAGCTTCGCCGGCACCGCTAAGGCGGACGACGAAGAAGAGTTCTCCAAGCTGGGCGCCACGCTTACCCGCCATGTCCTCAACGCCAAGCGCCGGCCGATGGGCCGCAACCACATGGGCATCGGGAAGGAACACCCGAAGAGCCCGAAGAAGATCGACGCCGCGATGAGCGCCGTCCTCGCCTACGAATGCCGCGCTGACGCGGTTGCCGCAGGCATTACCAAACGTCGGAAGCGGTCCAACCGCCTTGTCGCCTTCTGAGGGAGGTCCGTAAGTGCCTGTCGATGCATCGAAGGTGGAGTCTCCCGGATGGTGGCTCCAGAGGCTTGGTAAGCAGATCCTCGACGAGCGGGAGGACCGGACCGACGCCGACGGCGAGACGGAGCCGGGGCTCGACACGCTGAGGAAGTACGCCGAGAACAAGGCGCCGCTTCCTCGCGTCCCTGGCGTCGACCCTCGCGAAGCGCACGAGTGGATGAAGGATGCGCGCACCAACTGGGCGTCACTGGTCATCGACTCGCCCGCAGAGCGGCTCCGGGTGGACGGCTTCCGCTTCGGCGACCCTGACGACGACAGCGACGAGGCCCGCAAGGCGGACACGGAAGCTAACCGCATCTGGCAGGAGAACAGCCTCGACGCGGACGCGGACCTCATCCATTACGGCGCACTCAGCCAGCGCAGGGCCTTCGCCCTCGTCGAGAAGGGCGACGACGGACGTCCCGTCATCACGCACGAGACGCCGCGTCAGGTAGCTGTGGAGCATGTCCAGGGCAGCCGGCGCAAGCTGGCTGCGGGCCTCAAGCTCTGGCGGGACGACTGGACCGGGAACACCCGGGCGACGCTGTGGACCCCGGAGCGTATTCACGAGTTCGTCACCAAGTCGGACGCCCTGACGTTCTCCGGTCGCGCTGCCTCACTCCGTGGCTGGGACGCCTTCGCCCTCCCGAACACTGGCGAGAGCGACCGGGAGAACGAACTCAAGATCGTTCCTTTCGGCGTGTTCACCAACCGTCGGAACCGAAGGCTGACGGGGTTCGCGGAGCATGAGGACACGCTCAGCGTGGCCAACCGGATCAATCTGTCGCTGATCATGCTCGTCGCCGCCATGAAGTACGGCGCCTTCAAGCAACGCTGGGCCGCGGGCCTGGAGGTCGACGAGGACCCACTCACGGGCGAGAAGATTCAGCCGTACAAGCTGGACATCAAGAGCCTTTGGACGAGCGGCGACCCTGAGACGAAGTTCGGTGAGTTCTCCGCAACCGACCTCAAACCCTACGTAGCTGCCGTACAGGCGGCCGTTCAGGATCTCGCAGCCATCTCCCGGACGCCGCCTCACTACCTCATCGGGGCCGTGGTCAACGTCTCCGGCGACGCCCTGAAGGCTGCGGAAACGGGTCTCATCAGCAAGGTAGGGGACCGGCAACGCAACTTCGGTGAGTCCTGGGAACAGACCATGCGACTCGCCTTCCGCGTCCTGGGCGATGAGCGCCGCGCGACGACGTACACCGCCGAGACCATCTGGCGTGACCCGGAGTCCCGCTCCATTGCGGAGATGGCCGATGCTGCCGTGAAGAAGCAAGCGGCCGGTGTCCCGTGGCGTCAGCGCATGGAGGACATGAACTACACACCCGCGCAGATCTCCCGCATGGAGATCGACCGGGCGGCCGACGCCATGAACGCACAGACGGCCATGGACCCGACCGCACAGCCTCCAGCCTCACTCGACGACGCTCGCGCTCGACGTGATCAGCGCCCGGTGATCGGACGGGAGGACGACGATGCCGCTGACGCCGCTTGATCGGCGCTACGGCTCTGCCGTCCGGAGCATCTGGGCGAACGTCCTGGGACGGACGAACCGCACCTTCCTGGGACTCGGGTCCTGGCGTGACGCCGACGTTCGTCGGTTCCAGCGCCAGGCCCTCCCCATCATCCTGGCCGGCGAACGTCAGGTGGCGACGCTGACGGCGTCCTACCTGGAGCAGCTCTACAAGGACGCCGACCCACGGGGCCGACGGGTTCGCCTCGACCTCGACGACGTGACGGGCCAAGCCCTCCGCGGAGTCGACCCCGCCGATGTCTACGAACGCCCCTTCAAGGAGCTGCGTGCCTCACTCGCGGATGGCGTCGACCTCGACGAGGCCGTCATCCGGGGTGCTCACCGTCTCGAAACTCTCATCAAGACTGACTTGCAGCTTGCCCGGACGCACACCGTGCGTGAGGTGTCGGCCGACATGCCGAAGTTCACCTACACCGTTCGTGAGCTGCAAGGCGAGTACGACTGCGCTCTCTGCATAATCGCGTCCACTCAGCGCTACCACAAGCGCGACCTGGCCCCGATCCATCCCGGCTGTGACTGCCTCGTCAAGACCGTCACCGCCGACTACGACCCGGGCCAGGTCATCGACGAGGACACGCTAGAGCGCCTCCACGACCTCGTCGAAGAGGCCGTCGGCAAGGCGGACCGCGGAGGACGAGCGGTCGACTACCGAAAGATCATCGTCGCCAACGAACACGGCGAGATCGGGCCCGTTCTGGGCTTCAAGGGGCAACGGTTCACCGGCCCCGACGACATCAAACTTCCGACCTGACGCCCGCCATGGGCTGACGACTCCCGACAGGGGACACCGCATGCCTCGACGTACTCTCGCACGCCGTAACGCCCTTCTGACCCTGGCCCACGAGCCGTGGACCCTCTACGAGGACGACCCGGGAGCCGGCGGGGGAGGTGGCGGCGGAGGCGGCAACACCGTGGTCGTCAACGAGCATGGCTATCCCGACGCGACCCCCGTCGCAGACATGACGGCGGAACATCAGGTCGCCTACTGGAAGCACCACGCCCGTAAGCACGAGGCGGCCTCGAAGGCGGCCCCGGACGCTGCGGAACTGGAGCGCCTGCGGGCCGCTGAGGCGGAGCTGAACTCCCGCAAGGCCGCGGAACTGAGCGAGACGGAGCGACTCCAGAAGGAGCGCGACGAGGCTGCGGCCGAAGCTGCCACTGCGAAGGCAGAGCGCGACGCCGCCGCTCGCAAGGTGCTTCTCCTCGAAATCGCTGCGGACAAGGGCCTGACCCCCGCGCAGGCTGCGCGTCTCCAGGGCTCCACGAAGGAAGAGCTGGAGGCCGACGCGGACGCCCTGAAGGCGGAGTTCGGACAGGCCGGCGGTCAGGGCACCCCACCCCCGCGTTCTGGCGGCAACCGGGGAGGCGACGTCGGCAACTCCGGCGGCGTGTCGACGGGCGCTGAGCGCTTCCGCCAGAAGCACGGCAAGTAACCACCACCTCTTGGAGGACACATGGACCTCAACCTGAAGGTTGAGTCTTTCACTCAGGACCGCCGGGATTGGCTGGGGTCCGCTCACGGTACCGACGCCCCCGTCTCCGTGACCCTCGACGTCTCGAAGTTCACGAAGGCCACTCACTACCCGGACGGCTACATCAAGTCGGGCATTCCGCTCGGCAAGATCACGACCGGCGGCAAGTACGGCCCCTACGACGACACGGCCACCGACGGCCGGCAGACCCTCGTGGGCTTCCTCTTCACGGCGCAGGACGTCGACGCCCGCAAGGTCGCATCGACTTCCGTCGTCGGCTCCATGCTCATCCACTGCTTCATCCGTGAGGCGAAGCTCCCCGTCGCCGTCGACGCTGCCGGAAAGACCGACGTCGCCGGCCGCATCATCTTCGTCTGAGAGGCCCTGATACATGCAGCTCATCACTGAGTACGCGACTCCCGCGGAACTCACCGGCTACGCCCGCGAGGCGCTCCGGTTCCGCGAGGAGAACGCGCTCAACCTGAACCGGTGGCTCCCGAACGAGACCATCAACGACCTCACGTTCCGGTTCAACCGGGGTGGGGGCGGCCTCACGGAGGCGGCGAACTTCCGCGCCTTCGACGCTGAGTCGGACATCGCGACCCGCTCCGGCGGGGCCCGGGTGAGCGGCGAACTGCCGCCCATCTCGCGGAAGATGCCGGTCGGCGAGTACGAGCAGATCCGCATGCGGAACGTGGACACGCAGAACGCGGAGATCCGCGACGCCATGGAGTCCGACTCCGTGAAGCTCGTCGCGCAGATCGCCGCGCGGCTGGAGCTTGCCCGCGGGCAGGCGCTCTTCAACGGCTCCGTGACCCTGGCGGAGAACGGTGTCCAGGCCAGCGTGGACTTCGGCCGTGCGTCGGCCCACTCCGTTACCGCCGCCACCCTGTGGACTGACACCGAGACTGCCACGGCCTACGACGACCTTCAGGCGTGGCTTGAGGTCTACAACGACACGAACGGTGGCCTCCCCGCCTACACCCTCATGTCGAGGAAGATCTACAACCAGCTCCGGAAGAACAAGCAGATCCGGGAACTGGCGTTCGCCGGCTCCGCGTCTGCCCCCGGTGTCCTCACTCGCGAGGGTCTGAACGCGGTTCTCGGTCAGTACGACATCCCGCCCATCGAGATCTACGACGCCAAGGTGTCCGTCGGCGGTGTGGCCACTCGCGTCACGCCGGAGGACAAGCTCCTCTTCCTGCCCGAGCAGGGCGACGCGGCCGGTAAGACCCTGTGGGGCGTGCCGGTGGAGGCGAACGACCCACGTTACGGACTCCAGGGTGACGCTGCGGGCATCGCGGTTGGTGGCTACAAGTCGGAGGACCCGCAGACCGTGTGGACCCGTGCGACCGCCATCGCCCTCCCGATCGTCGCGAACCCGGACCTGACCTTCGTCGCCGACGTCCTCTGACCAGAAACGCGAGGCACTCACGCATGGCAACCCTGGCAACGAACGTCCACGTGACGGACGCCGACGGCGTGGCCCACGTGTTCGGCCCCGCGGACGAGGTCCCGACGTGGGTGCAGGCCCTCATCACGAATCCGAAGGCGTGGGCAGTGCCGCCGAACGTCGCGTCAAACGACTCACGCGACACCGCCCCGCCTGCGAAGCCCGCTGCGAAGCGTGCTGCGCCACGGCGGAAGGCGGAACCTCGTGGCACTGTTCAGTGAGGCTGAACTCCGCACGCTTCTGAAGCGCCCACTGACGGCAGACGAGTGCACGCTCGCCCACGACCTCACCGCAGACGCGTTCTACGGTGAGGTGGGGGAGCGGCTGACGGACCCGCCTCAGCGCGGAGTGAAGAGCGTCGCCCTGGCCGTCGCCGCACGCATCCTGACGAACCCCGGGGGGGTCCGCAGCGAACAAGCCGGCGGCATGCTCGTCAGTTACGCCGACTCCGAGACGGGCGTCATGCTCTCGGAGGACGAGCGGAAGCGGCTCCGTCGGGCCGTCGGCATGGCGGCTGGGGCTTCGTCCCTGGACATCGCTCCGGAGGACTACTGTCCTCCGGTCCGGGTCTGGAGGGCGCAATGAGCCTGATAGCTCAGGTCATGTCGGAGACGCTCACCATCGAGCGTCCCGGCCCTCCCGTCCGCGATTCCACAGGGTCCGAGGCCCCTGGCCCGCCTGTTCGGATCACCGTCGAGAACTGCGCGATCATGAGCCCCTACGGGAACACCGTGGGGTCCTCAACGGAGACGCACGACGCGTCAACGGTCGTCGAGACCCGAAGAATCTTCGCCGCCCCTCTCGGCACCGACGTGCGACCGGCGGACCGCATCCTCCGGGGCGATGAGGTATGGCAGGCAGAGGGTGAGCCCCTCGTCTTCCCCCTGACGTCGCTCGCCCGGGTGGAGATCGTCGTGAGGCGGGTGAGCGGCTGATGGCTGCGACGAGCCGACCGACGTACCGGGGTAGCTACTCCGGCATTGGTCGGATGCTCCAGCGCCCATGGATGCAGCGTGGCGTGCGCAAGTCCGCGGTGGAGATGAAGGACGTGGCGGAGGCCGGCTCTCCGCGCGAGACCGGCGAGTACGCCGCCAGCTTCGACGTCGTCCCGATCTTCAAGAACGTCCCCTTCAAGGGTCGACCCCGAATGCGTGCCGGCGCCCGGCTGGTCAACACCTCTGACCACGCTCGACACGTCGAGTACGGCAACGGCGAGACCCCTCGGTACGCCGTACTCCACAAGGCCATTGACACGATGAAGGCGGCCCACGGTGCCTGACATCGAAGCAGTGCTCAACCCGTGGGCGGAGGCGACGACGGGCGTCCTGGCCGGCGCTGAGACTCCCGCGGAGCTGGAGAAGAAGCTCCCACGCATTCGGATCGAGCGAATCGGGGGAGCGGATGAGCGCTTCGGCCAGCACCCTCGCGTGGCCGTCGACGTCTTCGCCGCTACAGCGGACGAGGCGCGGACCTTGGCCAACGACCTGCGTGACGCGCTCCTCTTCCTCCGCGGCCCCGTGAACGGCGCAGTGATTCGACACGTCCGCTGTGACTCCGGCCCCTCCCGGCAGCCGTGGGCGAACGAGCTAGTTCACCGACGGGGCGCCACCTACACCGTGTCCCTCCGGGGCGCGTAGACCACTGACCTTTCGACCCGACGTCCGCCGTGGCGTGCGGGTCCTTCGCATGCCCTGGAGGGCTCATGGCGGACACCCGCGATGCCGATCTGACATTCGGCGCAACTGACTACCTCGTCCACATGGCGGCCGTGAACGCGACGGCGCCGACGGACTTCGCCGACCCGGCGACCCCGTGGCAGTGCCTCGGGTGGATCACTACCGATGGCGGCACGTTCACCATCGAGGAGGAGAGCCAGGACGTCAACGCCGCCGGCTCCCTGGAGCCGATCCGGACCCTGATGACCCGGTCGACGAAGAGCCTTCAGGTCACCTTCCTGGAGGGTCTGAACCCCCTCGTCCGCGCTCTGTACGACAACGTGCCCGTCGAGAGCCTGAAGCCGGACACCACGTCCGGCATCGCGGCCTACGACCTCCCCGACAAGCCGAATGACCTCAGGTACAGCTTCATCTTCGACACCATCGACGGTGACAAGAAGCTTCGGTACTACATGCCGAACGGCAAGGTCATCGAGCGTGGCGACGAACAGCCGCAGACCGAAGACGTCATGTCGGTCCAGATGACCATGCGCTTCTACAAGGGCGCGGCGGGCCTGGCGGCCGTGAAGCGTCTCATCGACTACGGCAGCGCCGACGTGAGCGGCTTCTTCCCGAGCGCCCCGTAAATGACCAGCGGGGCCCGTATCTGCGCGGGTCCGGGCCCCGCTCCACTCTTTCGACCCGCGCAAAACGACTTACGCAACAGACCTAGGAGACCCGCGCATGTCTGAGACCACCACCCCCGCTGAGGCGCAGGAGATCGAGGCGACGGAGGAATACGCCACGGCCGAACTGTGCGGCGTGGAGCTGCGCGTAAAGAGCGCCCTCCACTGGCGCCCCTCGCACATGCGAGCCCTGCGTCAGAGCGACTTCGACACCTGGGCGGCCGGCGTCCTGCACGAGGACGACGTGGAGAAGTTCATCGACCTGGACGCCACCTTCGCCGAGATCTTCGAGTTCGTCGGCCAGGCCAGCGAAGCCGTCGGTGAGCCAGTGGGAAAGTCAACCGCACGTGCGCGATCCTCGCGCAGCACGCGGAAGCGCTAGAGGCGGATCTACTCCGCTACTACGGGCTCGATGTCCTCGACGTCCACCGGGGCCGTCTGTCCCTGCGCCGGCTGCGGGTGCTGATCGAGCATCTGCCGCCGGAGAGCGCGACGAAGACGGCTATCCGGGCCAGCATCCCCGAGAAGGTGCTCGATGAGCACGCGGACGAGGGGCGGCCCGACCTGGCGCCATGGAGCGGAACGGAAACCCTTCTCGCGTCCGTCAAGGACGAGGTCGTGAAGCTCCGCCTGGCGCTGATAGCCGTCAACGGCGGCAAGCCGGGGGAGTTCCAGCCGACTCCGCGTCCTGGCATCCCACCGAAGCAGAAGGCCAAGCCCAAGCGGCTGACCGACGAGCAACGCCGCGTCCTGGACCCGCGGCTGAGAAACCAGCCGGAGAAGGAGGCGTAGCCCATGGCCGGTGGCCTGGACATTGTCGGGACTGTGGGTGTGGACGTCGTCCCCGTCGCCCCGCTCTTCCACGAGAAGCTGAAGGCGGTTGCACTCCCCGCAGCCCGACAGGTCGGGGAGGAGGCGGGCCGGCAGTTCGGCGACGCCATGTCGCGTCACATCACCGTCGCTATCCCGTCCGCCATCAACAACGGCGGACGGGCGGCACGGACGGCGTCGACGCGACAGGGTGACGACAATGCGGGTGCTTTCGGAAGGGCCTTCAAGAACCGCCTTCAGGTGGCTTTTCGGTCCCTTCCGCGCCCTGAGGTCCGACTCTCTACGACCGGCTTCGATGCCGACCTGGCCCGCGTCCGCGCCCGCATGGAGACGCTGAGCGGGAAACGCATCGGCGTTGACGTCGACGTGGCGGCTGCTGCGGCGGAGATCGAGTCCATCGACGCACAGCTTGCGGCGCTGGGCTCGCGCTCCCCGAACGTCCAGGTCCGAGCGGACATCGCCACGGCGCGCGCTGAGCTTGCCGCGATTCAGCGGCAGATCAACGACGTCGACCGGGACGACGTCAATATTCAGGTCAGGGCGAACACCGCCCCCGCCATGGCGTCGCTCCTGGCCCTGTCCGCGACGCTCGCGGGTATCGCCCTTCTCCCCGTGATCCCGATCGCTGCCGCAGGCATCGGCGCCATTGCGTCGGCCGCCACGGTGGCGGCTGCGGGTGTCGGCTCCCTCGCCCTGGCAGCCATCCCCGCCATCAAGGGCGTCACGTCCGTCATTCAGGCGAAGACGGCTGCGGAGAAGGAAGCCGCCTCCGCGACGGACAACAGCGCCGCATCGAGCGTGAAGGCGGCGCAGCAAGCCCTCCAGATGGCGACGGCACAGCAGTCCCTTGCCGCCGCTCACCGCAACGCCGCGAAGAACATCGCGCAGGCCAACCGCCAAGTCGAGGACGCGGAGCGCGCTCTTGGCCAGGCAGCAGCCCGCGCCATGGAGCAGCGCGAGCAAGCCGCGCAAAACGTTGCACGCGCTGAGCGCTCCCTCTCCGACGCCAAGCGCCAGGCGCAGCGGGCGGAGGAAGACCTCACCCGTGCCCGTCAGGACGCTGCCCGCCAGCTCGAAGACCTGAACGACCAACTGGAGCGCGGCAAGCTCGACGAGCGGGACGCCACCCTCCGCGTCCGTGAGGCGCAGGAGGAACTCAACCGGACGCAGGCGGAGTTCGACGCCGGCAAGGCGACGGAACTCCAGCTCCAGCGCGCGCAGCTTGCCTACGATCAGTCGGTCCAGGCCGCGGAGCAGCAGAAGAAGGACTACGCGCAGCTCCAGAAGGACGCGGACGCCGCAAAGAAGGCAGGCGTCGACGGGAACGAGCAGGTCAAGACTGCCGCCGAGCGTCTCGCCGACGCGCAGCGCAACGTCCAGGACCAGACGCAGGCCGTCGCCCAGGCGCACCGCGACGCTGCTCGCGCGCAGGCGGAGGCAGCCGAGACGGTGGCCACCGCACAGCGGGCCATGTCCGACGCCGTGCAGTCCGCAGCCGACGCACAGGTCCAGGCTGCGGAGTCCATCGCCTCCGCGGAACGTGGCGTCGAGTCGGCACGCCTGTCGTCCATCGACACCACGGCGAAGGCCGTGTCGAAGGCGGATGAGTACCGTGAAGCACTTGCGAAGCTGACGCCGGAGCAGCGCCGCCTTTACGACTCCCTCAGCGGCCCGAACGGGCTCATCCCCGCCTTCAAGGAATGGTCGAAGGAACTCCAGCCGCACACGCTCCCGCTCTTCACGCGGATGGTGGATGGGGCGAAGAGGTCCCTTCCCGGTCTGACGCCGCTCGTCAAGAACTCCGCGACGGCCGTCGGTGACCTCATGGACCGCGCGAGTGCGGACCTGAAGGAGCCCTTCTGGCAGCGCTTCAAGAAGGGTGTTGCCGAGAGTGCCCAGCCCGCTATCGAGGGCATGGGCGTCGCGTTCGGCAACGTTTTGAAGGGCATGGCCGGCGTGGTCGACGCCTTCCTCCCGCACATGGACGGCATCTCCCGGAAGATGCAGGACATCACGGGGAGATTCGCCGACTGGGGGACGGGACTTCGAGGCTCCCCGGAGTTCGAGAACTTCCTCAAGTACGTCAAGGAGCACGGCCCCATTGTCGCGGAGGCATTCGGCGACATCGGCGGTGCGCTCTTCGACCTGGCCGTTGCGCTGGAGCCGTTCTCGACGGTGATCCTTGAAATGCTGGGGCTTGCCGCGCAGGGAATCAGCTACGTCTCCGAAAAGGCCCCGTGGGCGATCCAGCTCCTTTACGGCCTGTGGGTCGCGACGAAGCTGTGGAACCTGGCGATGGCCATGAACCCCATCGGCGCCGTCATCTTCGGAATTGCACTCCTCGCCCTGGGGCTGAAATACCTCTGGGACAACAACGAGGGATTCCGCGAGGCAGTCACCAAGGCGTGGAATGCCATTCGTGACAAGACGGTCGAAGTCTGGGAGCGGTATCTCCGGCCGTTCTTCGACTGGTTCGGCGGCGTTGTCATGTGGCTGTGGCAGCACGTGATCAAGCCTTACATCGGATTCCTGATCGCCTACTGGACCAAGGTCGGCGAAATCTTCAAATGGGTCTGGGATCACTGGCTCAAGCCCTACATCGACTTCCTGATTGCCTACTGGACGAAGGTAGGCGAAATCTTCAAGTGGGTGTGGGACCACTTCCTCAAGCCCTACATCGACTTCCTGATTGCACTCTGGAAGCAGGTGGGTGCGGTACTGAAGTGGGTTTGGGATCACTTCTGGTACCCCATCATCGGTTTCATCGGCGCACTGATCGTGTGGTGGTGGAACAACATCGTCAAGAGGTACTTCGGATTTGTCAAGGACATCCTTTGGGCTGTCGGCGGCGTCTTCAAGTGGCTCTACGAAAAGGGTGTGAAGCCACCTCTCGAATGGATAGCCGATAAGGTCGGCTGGGTCTGGCGAAAGGGCATCAAGCCGGCGTTCGACAAGATCAAGGAAGCCGTAAAGCTCGTCGGGGAGGCGTTCGGGGACGCCAAGGACGCTATTGGCAAGAACTGGGGAGAGATCTCCGAGATTGCCAAGAAGCCCGTGAACTTCCTGATCGAATGGGTGTACACGAAGGGAATCAAGGCCCTTTTCGACAAGGTCTCTGGCTTTGTCGGAATGGACCCGCTCCCTCCCGCGCCTAAGCTCCTTGAAGCCGGTGGAACAGTCGGCAGCGGCTGGGGCGTAGCGAAGCCGATGAAGGTCAACCGGCCGACGGCAATCGTCGGTGAGGGAAATCCGAGGTACCCCGAGTTCGTCATTCCGACGGACCCGAAGTACAGGTCGCGTGCTCTCGCTCTCCACGCTCAGGCCGGCACTCAGCTCCTCGAATCCGGAGGCGTGCTGGGCGGTGTCTGGGACTGGACGAAGGACAAGGTCGGCGACGTCATCGGCACCGGCATCGACTGGGCCAAGGAAGCCTCCGACCTCATGGTCAGCCCGTCGAAGATCTGGACGAAGCTGACGAAGCCCGTCCTCGACAAGGTGGCCGACGGTGTCGGCGACTCGCCTTACGGGAGGGCCCTCGGCAAGCTGCCGAAGAAGATGGTCGATGGTCTGAAGGACAAGATCGTCGACGCTGTGTCCTCCCTGACGTCGGGCGGAAACGGCTGGGGCGGAGTCTGGCAGAAGCCGGTTAATGCCGGCTTCGGAACGCGCTTCGGAGTCCCCGGTCCGCACTGGGCGTCTGGCTATCACACGGGCCTCGACTTCCCCGCAGCGACGGGGACGCCGGTAAAGGCAGTGGCTAACGGCCGCGTCGCAAAGGTCGAGTCCGGCGGTCCATACGGAAAGCACGTCGTTCTGGACCACGGAGGCGGCCTCCAGTCGCTTTACGCGCACCTGTCGAAGATCCGCACTACGTACCCGAAGAACCACAATGCGGGCAGCCGGATCGGCGACGTGGGTGCGACGGGTAACACCACAGGCCCTCACCTCCACCTGGAGGCGAGGCTGAACGGCAAGCCTGTCGACCCCATGAAGTATCTGAGTGGCGGAGGCGGATTCAATGCCGCAGCACGGGGCGCGGCTCAGAGCTACGCGAAGAGCATCCTCAGCGAATACGGCTGGGGCGAATCGCAGTTCGGTCCTCTGAAGAAGCTGTGGGAGGGCGAGTCCAACTGGCGCTGGAATGCCCGCAACCCCTCTAGCGGTGCCTACGGAATCCCGCAGGCGCTCCCGCCGGAGAAGATGCGGACGGCCGGCGCGGACTGGCTGACGAACTACAAGACGCAGATCCGGTGGGGCCTGAGCTATATCAAGGGCCGCCCGGACTACGGCTCTCCGTCGGCCGCCTACTCCAAGTGGCTCGCGCGTAGTCCGCACTGGTACGACGACGGCGGATATCTCCAGCCGGGGCTTTCCCTCGTCGCCAACGGTACGGGAAAGCCGGAGCCGGTATTCACCGGAACTCAGTGGGCGGATATCCGAGCTGCGAAGAACGGTGGTTCGACGCAGCTCCACGCCGACGTCCGCGTGTTCGTTGGTGACCGTGAGATCACGGACATCGTCGATACGCAGATTGAGATGCATGACGCCGCTACGGCAATCGATATCGACAACGGAAGGTGGGGCTGATGCCCGAAGAGACTGAGGGCGTGGTGGTCCCGCCCATCATGGATTACACGCCGGAGCCTGTGGAGCCGGAGCCCCAGCCAGTGCCTACGACTCCACCGTCTGAGGACGGCAGCCCCATCACTGACGGGCCGACGTACCCGGCTCCCGGGGAGGTCGTGGAGTAGTGGCCATCACTGGCAATCTTCTGCCTGCGAACGTCGAGAGCATCGAAACCGATGCGTCCGGCTGGGCAGCCCTTGTCAACGCCACCGGTCTTGGCCGGAGCAATGGGGGGACGCTCGGGTCCTACAGTCTCCTCTTCAAGTCTGTTGCCGCAGGAGATTGTCAGGTAGGGATTTCGTCCCGGGTGCCGGTGACGGCCGGAACGGATTACTGGAGTTGCTCCAGTATCTTCGCTCCGGCGTCCGGGGCTCAATCTCGACTTGAGATCCGGTGGTACAACAGCAGCGGGACGCTGATCAGCACGACGCAGGGGCCGCTCATCACGGCCTCTGCGTCGGCGTGGCATCAGGTTGCGGCGACGGGGACGGCTCCCGCGGGTACAGCGACGGCGCTTGTCGTCCTGCGCGTCACCGCAACAGCAGCCAGCCAATCGTGGTACGCGGACCGTGTGTTCCTCGGTGTGCCTGTGACGACGACCGGGAACCTCCTCCCCTTCAACACGGAATCGGTGGAGGTGGACGCAAGCGGGTGGTACGTCAACGCTGACTGGAACTGCACGCTCTCCATCGCGACCAGTTCCTACGCGTGGTACCAGTCGCTACGCCTCACGTCACAAGCCGCCGGCCAGGTGTACAGCCGGAGCCTTGCATCTCCCACGGTCACCCCGGGCGCTGAGTACGCTGGCTACTGCTACGTCTCGCCTGCCGAAGCGGGGACGACGTTCAACGTGTCCATCGCCTGGCGGGCAGCCGACGGCTCCACCATCAGCACATCAGTATCGTCCTGGACCCCCCAGACGGGCCGGTGGACGAGATGCACAGTCGCGGGGGTTGCCCCTGCTGGTGCCCAGAGCGCCCGCCTGACACTCAACCCTGTGGCGACGGCAGCGGGCCAATCGTGGGTCTGTGACCGAATGGTACTCGCACCGACGAGCGCTCTCGTCACCGTCGGCAACCTCCTCAGCTACAACCAGAGCAGCTTTGAGCAGGACGTCGCTGCCTGGACCGTCACAGGCGGCTCGAAGGCCCAAAGCGAAGAGCAGACCCTAGCGGGCGCCTACTCAATGAAGCTGACGGCCACAGGCGGGACGCTCACAGCGTCGACGGTCGTGCCGGTCTCGACACTCACTGACACGAACTACGAGTTCGTACCGTGCAGCTTCCAACTCGTCGAAGCGCAGTACCGGACGCAGATCGAGTGGCTCGACGAGAACGGCGGAGCCCTTCGGACCCGGTGGCAGACCTGGGGCGGACGGACGACAGGCTGGCTCGGTAGCTCCATGGGGGACCTGGCGCCCTCAGCAGCCGTTGCCGCCCGTCTGTCGTTTATCATCCCTGACGCCGCTCCGGGCGACGTGTGGTATCTGGACCGAGTCCACTGGGGCGTGGGCGGGCTGACGGCGGAGGCGGAACCCACACCTGACGGCAGCGGGGTCTCCATCACGGTCCGCGGTCTGACGGCCGGCGGCCCAAGTTGGCTGTGGTCCCTGATGCGCCTAAGCGAGAGCCAAGCGGCGCAACCGGTCCGCGGCTGGACTGGCGACCTCGTCGACCAATCGATCACAGGCGATATTGCCGTGGCCACTGACTACGAGTGCCCGCTTGGGGTCCCGGTCCAGTGGCGCGTCTCGGTCAGGAACTCGGCAGGGGCCGGAAGCTGGTCGTTCACGTCGGACCCGGTCACTCTGCTGGCAGAGTCCACGGACATCTGGCTGAAGGACCCTGGCCTCCCCCAGCGAAGCGCAAAACTCACCGTGGCGCCGCCCCTGCCCACGTGGCGCACCACGGCCCGACAGGGTGTCAGTCAGGTCCGCGGCCGACGGCTCCCCGTCGTCATCAGTGACGTGCGGGGCGGACGGACAGGAGACCTCACCGTCGTCACGGAGACGACCGCGGAGCGGAGTGCCCTCGACTGGGTGCTGGAGGCTGGCAGCGTCCTCCTGCTTCAGTGGCCTCCCCACTGGGGCGAGGAAGACATCTACGTCTCAGTAGGCGACGTCTCCGCAGCCCCCGTCGCCGACTTCGCGGAGTTCCACGACCGCACATGGACGCTTCCGCTGACCGAAGTGGAGCGGCCCATCGGCGGTGTGACCGGTAGCGCAACCCGGACATGGCAGACGGTCGCGGACGCAGGCTCTTCGTGGGCCGACGTCCTGGCCGGCAAGACGACCTGGCTCGACATCTACACAGGAGCGTGAGGCACTGGTGTACCCCGTCAGCCCGACGTTCCTGCGGACCCTGGCGACCTCCCACACGATGGTCGCCAGGGTCGACGCCTACTACGCCGGCCAACTCGTCCGCGCGAACGTCCCCTTCAGCTCCGGCTCCGTCACCGTCGACCGGGGCAGCAAGACGAGGCGGAAGCTCAGTTTGACGGTGTCGGACCCTGCCCTCCTTCCGTGGGGCGCAACCGACGTCCTGGCGCCCTACGGGCAGCAGCTCGTAGTTTCCCGCGGAATTCGCTACACGAACGGCGCGGAGGAATGGGTCCCGCTGGGGACGTTCCGCATCGACAATCCCTCGGGTGACACGCACTTCGGCCCCGTGACGGTGGCTGGAACGACGATGGAATCTGCCGTCATCGACGATAAGTTCCAAGTCCCCACTACGACGCGCGGAATGGGCGGTTGCGTCGACGCCATTACGACGCTCATACGCCAAACGCTGCCCGATGCAGTCGTAACCAACCTGACGTCCGGCAACCGCAACCCCGCCGTCGCAATCGCTACGTGGGACGCAGGCGCCGACCGTTGGGACGCCGTTGTTCAAATCGCCCTGGCGATGAGTGCGGCGGTATACGTTGACGCCCAGAACCGGTTTGTGATCACCGACCTCCCCGACGTCGTAAACGACCCCGTTGCGTGGGACATCACCGACGGGGAAGGCGGAAACCTCATCTCCTCCGCCCGTTCTATCAACAGAACGGGCGTTTGCAACGCCGTTGTCGCGTCCGGAGAGAACACGGCATCAGGAGCAGCACCGGTAAGCGCAGTAGCGAGGGACACAGACCCGAATAGCCCCACCCGGTGGGGTGGTCAGTTCGGCAAGGTCACCAAGTTCATTTCATCAGCGCTGTGGATTACCCAGGGGGATTGTCAGAACGCCGCGAACTTCGCGCTATTCGACGCCATTGCGCCCAACCTGGAGACCTCTCTCGACGTCCTTCCTAACCCCGCAATAGAGGGCGACGACATCGTCCGCCTCATCAATGCGGGGCGAAAGGAGCGGTACCTCGTGCAGGCGGCAACGATCCCGCTCACGGCGACTGAGGACTTCTCGCTCACCCTCCGCGGAGGGAAGGAGGACGAGGCCCCGTGAGGCTTGCAAAGCCGCTGGCAGACGCCGTGCGACGAGCCGCCCAGACTGCCGTGGAGCAGCGGGCGGCTGCGTGGTTCCTGGCCCGCGTGACGGCCGTCAATGCAGACGGAACGGTCAACATCGACACGGCCCGCGGGCCGGTCTCCGGTGTCCGCCGGCTCAAGTCCTATTCCGCCCCGACGGTCAATGACGTCGTGAAGGTGTCCCGCAATGCCGACGGCAATTGGATCGTCGACGGCGCCCTAGCCTGACCTACCCGTAAAGCGCTGGAGGAGGCGCCTTCACCCATGCCCAGAAATGATGCGTATTCGCAGGGAGTTCAGTACCCCGTCCTAGGCGACGCCCCCGATATCGAGGTGGCGACGCAGACGATCGTAAACGGCATCATGCCTAAGACGGTGATGCGTTTTGCCGACGCCAGCGCGCGAGCGGCGGCGTTGTCCGGGGCAACGGCACCCGTTCCCGGGATGATTACGTACCTCATCGCCGAAGACCGATGGGACAGGCGCGACGGAGATAACGTTTGGCGGCCGTTGTCTCCCGGACCGTGGAAGCCGTTCACGTTTGCGTCGGGCTACAGCGCCAACTCCGGAGGCCCCGCCTACCGAATCGTGAACGGTGAGGTTCACCTCCGCGGAACCATTTCGCGAAGCAACAACGCGGACCTCATCGTGAACGACGAAACGCGGTTCGCAACGCTGCCGACGGAAGCCCGTCCCAACGCATACCGGTACTTCATTCAGCCGGCGCAGTGGACGACGAAGAACGGCTTCACGTACTTCCACGCACGCGTCGGCATCTTCCCGGACGGCTCCATGAACTTCCTCCTGCCGCTCAACTCGCGTAGCGAGTGGATCGGTCTCGACGGAATCCGGTTCAGCCTCGACTAAAAGCCGCACCGCACACGACTTTCACGCCCCGCAGCGACGGGGCCTTTTTCATGCCCTGGAGGGGATCACACGTGCCTGAGATATGGATCAAGGAAGCGGAGCGGCTGGGAGACGGGGACATCGGAGGCTCGATGGACACCCCGTCGGCCCCGCCTCGCGTCGTCTGGCACACCACGGAGAGCGGGGCGGGGGACGCGGCTTTCAACGCCGTGGGCTCCTACCTCATCCGCGCGGCCTCTGAGCCGCACATCCTCTACGACCCGACGACCGACCGCCTGGCGCAGTACGGCCCGCTGAACGAGTCGGCCCGCGCACTGCGGAACGACGGGTCGACGAGGACGAACCGCACCGGTCGCGTCTGCATTCAGATCGAGGTGCTCGCCCGTGCTGGCCGGCCCTTCACCGACTACTGGAAGCCAGGCCCGAACTTCAGGGCCCTCATGCGCGCCATTCGCTCGTGGGGTGTGCCCGACGTCTGGCCCGCCGGCTCCTGCGCTCCTGGCGCCTCTCGTCCCCGCTCCACGTGGGCGACGAAGGGCGGGCACTACGGGCACTGCCACATCCCGGGTAACGACCACTGGGACCCGGGCGCGATCGACCGCAACGCCATCCTGAAGGCTGCGGGAGGAAGCGGCAGCGCCCCGCAGGGCGGCACGTCGGGCGGCAGCTCCGGCGGCTCGTCCGTCGCCCGCTACAAGGTCACCATCAACGGCCTGGAGTACGGCTACGGCGCCAAGGGCGACCACGTGACGGCCGTCGGCAAGGCGCTCGTCGCGCAGGGCTGCTCCGCCTACTCCGAGGGTCCCGGGCCGAACTGGACGGACGCGGACACCAAGAGCTACCAGAAGTGGCAGCGGAAGCTTGGCTACTCCGGCAGCGACGCCGACGGCGTCCCGGGGGAGTCGTCCCTGAAGCGCCTCCTGGGCACCCTGCCGGGCAAGGCTCCGTCCGCTTCGAAGCCGGCGCCCACGCCGACCGTTGACCTCTCGAACGTCATCGCCGCCGCTCGTCGGGACCCGGGCCTCCGCCAGGGCGGCACGACGCACCCGGCTGACGTCCGCATCGTCGAAGCGGCCCTGAAGGCGGAGGGACTGCTCTCCTCGACTTACGCAGGCGACGGCTCCTTCGGCTCCGTGACGGTCGCCGCCTACGCCAAGTGGCAGCGCAAGTGCGGCTACACGGGCTCCGCGGCCGACGGCATCCCCGGTAAGGCGTCGCTGGAGAAGCTGGGCGCCAAGCGCGGCTTCAAGGTCAAGGCGTGAGGCACTGGCAGTGGAAATCCTGATTGCCGTCATCGGTGCTCTGGGCGCCATCGGTGCGGCAGCGCTGGCCGGCTCCCTCCCCATCGTCCTGCGCCGTGCGCGCGGGGCGGTGGAGGCGGAGGGGGCCGTCACCCGAGATGCCGTGAACGAAGCTGTCACGGCTCTCGGTGCCCAGCTCAACGCACGCATCGAAGACGTCCGCGATGACCTCGACGAGGTCCGCGAAAACCTCTCACGCGTCCGCGAATGGCAGGCCGGCCACGACGCCGAACACCTGCTCATCGGACGCACCCAACCACCACGAGGAGAATAGATGGCCATCCCCGCCGGCATCGCGACGGTAGTCGTCTCGGGCCGCTACATCCGACCCGACGGCACGCCGCTGACGGGGACAGTGTCTTTCGAGCCTCCCGCGCACCTGACGTTCCCCAGCGTCGACACCATCGGCGTGGGAGGCGCCACGGTGGCGCTCGACGCTGACGGGTCCTTCGTCACTACCCTGGTGGCTACGGACGCCCCCGGGATGCAGCCGACAGGCTGGACGTACCGAGTCACGGAGCGTCTGGCCCGCATCCCGGAGCGCGTCTACAACATCAGTGTTCCGCTGTCTGCGTCGGCCGTCGACCTGGCCGACGTCGTGCCGAGGGAGGGCGACGAGAGCGGCTACGTCCTCTCTCGCGTCGCTCGGGGCGACATCGGCTACCACATTCCCGCTGGCTGGGGAGCAAACTGGCGGGCGAAGAGAGACGCAGCAGCCGCAGGCGGGGCAGCCGCGCGCATCCTCGTCGCGGGTGACTCGCTGAGTCAGGGGTGGTACGCCTCAGACCTGACCAACACGTCGTGGGTCGGAGTCATGCGAAGCCGCCTGCAAGCCTCGTTCGGCGACGGAGGAAGCGGGTTCTATTCGACGTCGAGGTCTGACCCCGCCATCAGCGCCTCTGAGGCTGTCATGGCGTCCTGGATAGCGAACGGGTCGGCAGTCTCCACGACGGGGACGTGGGGGCTCGGGCCGCAGTATTACGGGCCTGGCGTCACCTACCTGTCCGCCACGGACGCCACAGCCTCCGCGACGTTCAAGGTTCGCGGCTCGACGGCCAAGGTCTTCACCCTCGTCGGGGCGGCGCCTCGCGCGCCGTACACGGTGACGATCGACGGAGGCGCACCCGTGACGGTGCCCCCGTTGGTCGGAGGCGGCAATCAGATCCAGACGACCACGTTCGAAGACCTGACGCCCAGCGACCACACCGTCACGGTGACGTGGGCGGGAGTTTCCGGGGACATCCTGTATCTGGTGGGAGCGTCGGGGGAGAACCCGAGCGGTGTCGTCGTGGACAACATGGGCCGTGCCGGCTCAGCGTCCGCGAACTGGAGCACCGGCAACGCCCTCAACGCCGCCTGGAACGGAGGAGCGGCCTACCCGGCGGATCTGGTGGTCTGCTCGCTCGGGCTCAACGACTCCAACACGTCTGTAACCGCGGATGCGTGGCTGACCAACGTGGGCGCCTACCTCCAGACGGTGCGCGACGCGCAGGACGGGGCGACGGACATCCTCCTCGTCCTCCAGCACCTGGGGACGTATGGAGGCCCTGCCCTGTACCGGGACTACGCCGTGCGGATGCGGGGCTTGGCGGAGGCATACGGCGCCGCACTCATCAACGTGTGGGCGCTAGGGCGGAACAGCTACAGCCACTGGGGTTCCCTGGGGTACTGGGGTGACGCAAATGTGGCCGGTCCTGCGGGCACCGATCGAGTGCACGCCTCCGACGCGGGCCACGCGTTCATCGCCGGCCAGGTGGCGCCAGTCCTCATGAGCTGAACCCATCTAGAAGATCTTGCGCCCCAACCGAACATTCTCCCCTCTACGCCCCATTACTCAGGTGTCAGGACGCAGAGGGGAGAGGGACGCATGAACATCGGCATCATCGGCCGCGCCCGGGTCGGCAAGGACACTGCCGGCCAGTGGCTCGTCGACAACCGCGGGTATCGGAGGGTGGCCTTCGCGGACGCGCTGAAGGAAGCGGCGCTGAAGGCGGACCCGATCGTGGATGTGACGGAGCACGGTCGAATTGACGACCTCTTCATGGTTGTCGACGACTTCGGCTGGGAGGAAGCGAAGGACCGATACCACGAGGTTCGCCGCTTCCTCCAGGAGCTGGGCGCAGCCGTCCGCGCCATCGACGAGGACTTCTGGCTCCGTGCCGCCATGAAGAAGGTGGTGGAGGCCAACGACGCTGGCGTCCCGTGCGTGATCACCGACGTCAGGTACCCGAACGAGGCGGCTTCCCTGAAGCGTGCCGGCTTCCACCTCGTCTACATCGACCGGCCCGGGGTCCCGCAGATGGCCCACGCGTCGGAGAACAGCCTGACGGCCGACGACGCGCAGTACCGCATCTGGAACGACGGCGACATCAACGACCTCCGCCGGTCCGTCGATGACCTGTGGGAGCACGTCTACGCCGCTGAGTCCGCCCGCTCCGTACACGTCCACTAACGAAAGGCACTCATGCTCAAGCGATTCTGGTCCTACCTCAACCGCCTCTACCTCCGCGGCCTCGTCACCCTCCAGATCTTCGCCGCACAGGAGCCCGTGCGACTCCGAGCGGCACTGACGTCAGCCGTGCTCGCCCTGGCGGTCGTCTTCCCCGCCATCGACGCCGGCACGGCGGAGACCATCGGCGCTGTCGGTGTCGTGGCTCTGCCGATCCTCGTCGGCGAGAGCGCGCGACGGAAGGTGACGCCGACGGAGTAACACCCGCAGTACCTCAGCCCCCGGTTGCTTCGGCGCCGGGGGCTTTCGGCGTAGGAGGAGAGATGAAAACAAAGACGTGTCGGGTCTGCTCTGTTCGGCAGCCCACATCGGCGTTCCATCGCGCCAGCAAGGCACCAGACGGCCTTGACGGACGGTGCAAGACGTGCAAATCGATAGCAGGTCGGCAATGGCGGGAGGAGAACCGCGATCACGTGATGGCTGCAAACGCGCGGTACCGCGCAACGCACCGGGAGGAGCGCGCTGCGTACAACCGCCAATGGTACGCCGACAACCGAGAGCACCGGGCCGACTACGCCCGGGAGTGGTACCTACGGAACCGAGCGGAGGCGCTGGCTAGCCACAAGCAGTGGCGCGATGACAACCGTGGCCGCATGGCTGAGCTGCAACGACGGTGGCGGGAGCAGAACCAAGATCAGCACCGGGAGTACCACCGACTCGCGAACCATAAGCGACGCGCGAACCTCACTGATTCCGCGGTGGAACCGTTTACCATGCGGGACCTCCGCGACAACTGGGTGGACCAAGATCTGTACGTGTGTTTCTACTGCGGGTGCTCTCTCGCTGACGGCTTCGAACTGGAACACTTCTACCCGCTGAAGCCCGACGAGGAGACGACGCCCACGGGCCCCCACGCCGTATGGAACCTCGTCCCCTCCTGCGTCCCCTGCAACCGCGGAGTCGACGGCAAGCACAGCCGCGAGCCCTGGCAGTTCCTTCGCGAGTCCCTCGCAGAGCAAGGCACCGACCTGGACGCCGCCATCGCCGGCCTGGAGGCCATAGCCGCTCGACGTCGACGGACCTGACGTCGCACGTTCGTATCTCCAGTGGATAGCCCTGTACGCACGTACATAGAGAGAGGGAGGCGCCGTCGGCGGTCCCCGCTCGTTCGATTTACTAGGAGAAGGGGGCGTGCCTGTCACGCCCTACACGTACAGAGGGGAGGGACACACGCGGTCGACCCCTTCAATCCGCGACGCCTGCGGAGCGCCCTCCCCTCAGCCCCCGTCCGTCCCACACGTTGGGATGGGCGGGGGCTTTTTGCGTTGTGTCGAACAACGCTAAGCGAATGCCCGTTCGAATTCCGACCAAGCGCCCTCCCTCTGTCATGGGGGAGGGCGCTCTCTTGCATTGTGCACGCGTAAAACGACTCACGCGCTTGACCGAATCATGGGAGGTGTGGTGGCCGACATGAGATCTATACTCCGCGCATGCCGACCTCACCCGGCCCGCTACTGTCCGCCCTCAGCTCCCTGTGGGAGCGACTACGGGCTGACGTACCGGACCTACCGCCGATAAACCCGGTCATCTCCCCGACGTCTCGCATTCAGGATCACGGGCCTGAGCGCTGGACGAGGGACGAAGACGGAACCATCTCGGGGCTAGTCGTCAATGCCGACGTCCTCCAGGCTGGCCCTGATGCCGTGCTGGAGACAGTCCTCCACGACGCTGCGCACCTCCTCAATTGGTGCAGGGGAGTCGCTGACGTCACCATGCGCGGCGTCTACCACAACCGAAGCTTCCTCGTTGCAGCGGAGGAAGTCGGGCTTGAGTGGCCCGACGGAGCCGAGCGCATCAGGGGGAAGGGGTACAGCACCCCCTTACTGACCGACGCTACGAAGCAGCGCTTCGCTGAGACCCTGCGGGAGCTTGGGGAGGCTATCCCCCTCGTCCTCCCGCATCTGGAACTGCCGACGACGTCAAACACGGGACGCGTCGACCGGCTGACACTCCAATGCAAATGCGACCCGCCTCGGCGCTTCCGCATCTCCCGCACGGTGGCGGCACTGGGGCCCATCACATGCGGTGTCTGCGGCAGGCAATTCACTTCGGAGTGATCACGCAGAAGTACCGTGGGGTAAGGTCTGTCAAAAGTCAGTGCTTCACGGTACTCTGCCTGCGGCGGAGGTCTGTCTCTGGAGAGGTCAAGATGAGCCCCAAGGAAGTTGCCCGGCTGGACAAGCACGGGGTGACCCACGTGGACGTTGCAAGCGTCCAGGCCCTTGATCTTGAAGCCATCGAGGACGAGTCGACGTCGGCATTGATCGCACGTGGCGCCGCATACGCCCGCGAATACGCCGCAATCGAACACAAGCCGGCGTTGCTGGCGCAGAACATCGCGGTTGTCCTCCTCGCACTGCGCAAGCAACGCGATGACTGGCTGGGGCGGTCCTACGGGTACAAGCAGGACGCCGGGGAGATCTACAGAACCGCGAACATTGCCGACAAGGATCAGTTGACGCGGCTCCAGGCAACTGTCAGGTACCACGTAGGCAACATGCTGCGCCGCCACCTGACCCCGCGGGAACTGCGGGCGCTGGAGTTGCAGGACAGTTCGCCACTGGAGCGTCAGCAGGACCGGCGGGCGACCGACAGGGCGATCCTCCAGGCGACGAGGGTGTCTGCCGATGTAGCGGCCTCCGCTCCGCAGCAAGTGACGAAAGCCAACCCCAAGACTGACAAGACAACGTCGAAGAAGGCGGCCCCGGCGCAGACGTCCGCCGGGCTCGCGGTCAAGGCGACGGCCGACCATCTCCGCCTGGCACAGGCTGCGCGGGGCATCGTGGGGCAGTTCAGCGCAGACGTCATCGACGAGCACATGACCGACGGGCAGCGTGCCAAACTCGATGAGGAGCTGGCGGAGATGGAGAAGCGCATCCGCTCCCTGCGCCGGCACCTGAAGAACCGCAGGTCAGAGGGCTGATCGCCGCCTACGTCGATCGGCCTCCGCCTCCTCCGCGGGTCAGACTCCAGGCCAAAGTGTCGAACTGACCCCCTACTTTCAATTTCTTCTAACGCGTGTAGAGAGAAAATGAAAACAGGGGTTAGTTCGACACTTTGGCCTGCGGTCTGTCCAGGGGACGAGGACGCGGAAAGATCTTGGACGGCAACCGAACATCCGGGCCTCCACGCCCCATAACCCATGTGTAAGCACTCCACGGCTACACAGGGAGCCACATGGCAGGCGTGAGCACGATCAAGCGCGGCGACAGTCGCTTCTACATCGACCCGGACGACGGCGACATCAAGGTCCCCGGCGTGACGTCGGTCGGCAGCATGCTGCCGAAGGACTACCTCATGTACTGGTCGGCGAAGGAGGCAGCGGAGGCGGCCGTCACCAACTGGGACATCGTCTCCGAACTCATCAAGCGCGACCCGGCCGGCGCGACGGACTACCTGAAGAACGCGCACCGACGGAAGAGCAAGGCGGCGAGCGACCTCGGCTCCGCCGCGCACGACTACTTCGAGCGCCTGGCGCGCGGGGAGGTCGTCAACGACAGGCACGTCCACGTCGACGTTAAGCCACACGTGAGGCACTTCCGCGAGTTCCTCCAGGAGGTTCAGCCGGAGTTCCTCTACCTGGAGGAGACCGTCTGGAGCGACACCCATCGCTACGCCGGCTCCTTCGATGCCATCGCGAAGGTTGACGGGGAGACCGTCATCCTCGACTGGAAGACGTCGAAGTCGATCTACGATTCCGTAGCCCTTCAGCTCTCCGCCTACCGCTACGCCGACCGCATCATCCTGGCGGAGTCCGGGGAGTCGGTCGACGTCCCGGAGATGGTCGGCGGAGCCGCCCTGCATGTCCGCCCGGAGGGTTGGGCTTTGCACCCGGTCAAGTGCGACGAGACGGTGTTCGACACCTTCCTCCACCTCCGCGGAATTTTCGACTGGGAGAAGGAAGGGAAGAAGAAGGTCATCGGCAAGCCGATCGCGAGCGGCGGAGAATTTGTCACCGGGACCCAGCGACGTGCCGCGTGAGGGAGCGACGGACTAAGGCACGGTTCTGGTCGAAGGTAGCTATGCCCAACACGCTTGACGGCTGCATGGTGTGGCAAGGCGCGCTGGACAAGGGTGGGTACGGAAGTTTCCGCCTGGCTGGGAGGCGCCACCGCGCACACCGGGTGGTGTACACCTTGGTGGTCGGCGAGATACCGGACGGATTCCACGTCGACCATCTCTGCCGCAACCGGGCGTGTGTGCGTCCAGACCATCTGGAGGCCGTAACCCCGGGTGAGAACATCCGTCGCGGTGATACAGGGAAGCTCCACGCGGACAAGACGCACTGCCGAAATGGTCACCCCTACAGCGACGAGAACACTTACCGGTACCGGGGCAGCAGGTATTGCCGCGTGTGCGACCGAGACCGCAAGCGCGCCGCGTGGACGGCCAAGAAGGAGAGCACATGACCACCAACACCCCGCGCACGGCCGCGGAGTACCGAGCGCAGGTGAAGGAGCGTGAGCAGAGGGAGGCGTTCGTGAAGCGGGCAACCAACTTCACGGCGAACCTGATCCTCCTCCCGCTCCTGGCGTACGTCCTCATGCTGGCCATCGGTGCCGTCCACGGCTTCGCGCCGGCCGTGCCCGCTCTCGGCTACGGAACGACGCTGCTTCTCGTCTTGGGCGCTGACGCCCTGGCCTTCGTGACGAAGAAGTTCCGCAAGTAGCACCAGTCACACACGCGGGGCGTCCGCATCGGGCGCCCCGCTTCGCATGCACACAGGAGGAGAGGGAATGCACGAGTTCGTTGAGTGGCCGAAGACGAAGCGGCTCTTCCGGGACATCGTCGTGACGGAGAAGCTGGACGGGACGAACAGCGCGGTGCACATCACGAAGGGGTCGGCCGTGCTGTGTCCCAGCAGCGTCTTCGAGGCGTACCCCCTGAAGCCGGGGGAGTTCTTCGTTGACGGCTACATCTGGCACATCACCGCTCAGTCCCGCAAGCGCATCATCACCCCGGGCAAGACGACGGACAACTACGGCTTCGCTGCCTGGGTCTACGAGCATGCCGCGGACCTCGTCCGGCTCCTGGGCGAGGGGCTCCACTTCGGCGAGTGGTGGGGCCAGGGAATCCAGCGGAACTACGGCACGGAGGACCGGAGGTTCTCGCTCTTCAACACGGAGCGGTACGACCACCTGAACCACGACGACGCAGCCATCTTCGACGGCAGCCGGGTCAACACGGTGCCGGTGCTTTATCAGGGCGTGTTCGACCAGGACGTGATCGAGGGCCAGCTCAGGGAGCTGCGAGAGTACGGCTCGTTCGCAGCTCCCGGCTTCATGAACCCCGAAGGCATCTGCGTCTTCCACTCCCAGACCCGCAACGTCTTCAAGGTCACCCTCGACAACAACGACGCCGGCAAGTGGGAGGCCGCCGCGTGAAACGACTTACGCGTCACGCCGCCGTCGTCCTGGCCCTCGTCGCGGCCCTGGCCATGCTCGTGGCTTGCGACTTCAAGGACCACACCGCGCAGCCGTCGTGCTATGAGATCGACGTCGACGCCCCGAAGATGAAGAAGCCGACGGGACCGAAGATCACCGCCCCTGCACTGCGGACCCCGAAGGTGAAGTGACATGGAAGCCGGCGGAGGAATCGTCCTGATCATCATCATCGCCTTCCTGTTGCTGGGGGGCGTCGGGCAAGGACTCGGGAGGCGAGGGGTGAGCCCTGAGGAGCACGCCGCAGCGCTAAAGGACGAGCGCCGGGCACGTAACGAGCGCGCCCGCTACATCGTCCGCGAGGAGGACGGAGCGCACCATCTGATGCGTCGCAACGGCTCCGGCCAGGCGTGGGGAGTGAACCGGTACGTCAACCCTGATACGGCCGCCCTGGCGGCTGCCTTCCTCAACCGACTGAAGGAGGACGAGGCGTGACCCTCGGAGAGCACGCCCGCGCCATCGAGGCCGCGATTCGGGCGGCTGCGAAGGACGGGTTCTACCTCGACCTAGGAGACGCCTGCGCGGTCGTTGCGCTGGAGCTGAACGACGTCGACAGCCGCGGAGAGCCGACGGCGTGGGAGGAGATCCAACTCCCAGACAGTCCGCTGCCCTAGCACAAGTCACACACGCACCACACAGCCCCCGGTAGCCACGGCGCCGGGGGCTGAGTGCGTAGGAGAGGAGACCACATGGACACCCCTGGAATGCGTGAGCTGACGTACTGGATCGAGCGGACTGCGGACCCCGTCAAGGTCGACGGCTACGCAGAGAGGCTCTACGAGCGCATCAGCACCGAAGCCGTCGACGTTGAGCACACAAAGCAGCGCGCGGAGGCGACGAACGCCGCCCTCGTCGACGAGTACCGCGGAGAGGTCTACGCCTGCCGTGCCGTTCTGCGGACGCTTCAGAAGTTCGCCAGCGGTCGCGACGACGACACCGCACGGCGCGTGTGCGCCACGATCTCCCGCTTCAACCTGGGCGAGATGTACCGCCCCGGAGGTGGCGCAGACCGGTACCTGATCCCTGTCGAGCTGACGGAAGAGGAGCCCACGGCATGAGCGCCCCCACCAAGTTCACCACCTTCGGCGGCGGGACCATCGACGTGACCTACATCGGCGCGTGGGTGGACCTCCACCTCCGCGAGCCGAGCGGGCGCACGGTGGCCACAGTGCAGATGTCCGCGGATGACGCGGACGACCTGATCAAGCAGATGGGCGGGTGCTCGGCGGACGAGGCGGAGGACCGGTACCAGGAGGGTTACGAGGACGGGAGGGACTACGCATGAGTGTTCAGTATGTCGACCGCGATGGCGACACCTGGCAGCGCGACCCGGAGTCGGATGTGTACTTCAACCGGTACGTGACCGCGGATCTGACGCTCGTCGAGCTGCGAGCCGCATACGGTCCGCTGTCCGTCCGGGACGAGGAGACCGGCCGCCTGGTCTCGGAAGAGGAGCACCGGACGGAGACCATGCTCCGCCGCATCATCCGCGAAGAGCTGGACCGACGATTCGGACCGGAGGCGTCATGACCAAGCGCGAAGCACTCATTCTCACCCTCGCCGGCTCCCTCGCCACCTCCGGCGTCGGGCGCTACGAGGAGCACCGCGCCAGGGCGGAGAGGTTGGTCGATGAGGTGTTGGCGGACCACGCGCACGAGTTGGCGGAGGAGGGCCGGAAGATCATGGGCCCTCGTGTGCTCCTGGACGAGCCGGAGCGCGTCGCCCGGTACGTACTGGGCTGGCACGACGCCATGGATCACGTCGACCCGGAGGTGGAGACCTGATGCACGTCGGACGATCCTGGGACGGTGGAGGCCATCTCGAAGCCGCCTGCCCGTGCCCGCTGGAGCCCTGCGGCCTCGTCGATCGGGACAAGGCGGTCGATGAGTGCGATCAGCATTCGCCGGCAGCGTGCAAGACGATGCGCACGGGCCACCCTGCGGAGTCCTGTCCCGGCGTGGGGCGTGACGTCGTGGTGGCCATGGGCAAGACGGAGGCGGCACGGGACGCCATCCTCGACGCAGCCGCGATGGACGCGCCAGGTGGGTGGGTCAACGCCTCCATTCTCGACGCCATCGACGACTTCCGGGCGGCCGTGGAGCACGAAGCGGCGGAACGGGTACGCGCGTTCCCCGGCACCCCGGCGGGTCACGCTGCGGACTGGTGGGACGCCGCGACGATCCCCGATGCCATCGCTGATCACATCGACCCGAAGGTGACCACATGACGAACCACGTCGCCCGACAACTGAAGATCGTGGACGAGATCCTCCACGAGCGCGACGCACAGGACGCCCTCTTCGGCCGTCAGGACGACCTCCCGAACGGCACCGGCCCGGAGTACGAACCCGACGCCGCCGAATACGCCGACGCGTACCGCGAAAACTGCGACAAGGCATTCCGCGAGGGGCGGGGCACCTTCCGGCACGTCTTCCTGGAAGAGGTCTTCGAGGCCCTGGCGGAGAGCGACCCCGCCAAGCTCCGTGCGGAACTCCTCCAGGCCGTCGCCGTGGGCGTGAAGTGGCTGGAGGCCATCGACAAGCAGCAGGAGGAGAGGGCATGAAGTACGTCGACAAGGACGGCGACACGTGGGAGACCTTCAGCGCTGACGAGCTGAGGTGCGTGCGTCAGGCTAACGGCTATCCCGCGGGTGGGGTCCTTCCCCGGCAGGAGGTTGAGGATGAGTTTGGCCCCCTGCGCCCCGTCCATGGGGAGGAGCCTCATAACGCCCCCTCTCCCGTCCTCCCGACGGTCGAAGGCGTCATGAGTCGCGCGAGTGTCTTTCAGAGCGCTCACGCCCTCGTGACGGGCCTCCCGTGGGGCGAGGAGGAGAAGCCGTCCGTCTACGACGTTCTGTCCGTCGCGAAGTGGCTGGAGGGTGACGAATGACGATCGACGGAACCGTGTACGTCACCGACTCCGCAGGTACAGCCGTGGACGTGGGGCTCACATCTGACGGCCATATCACCGTGTGTGTCCTGGCCGAAGGCGATTCCGTGGCCAAGCTTGCCTACGACGAGGTCCAGGCACTCATCGACGCCCTGACGTTCTTCCGGGACGCCGCCGACAAGTACGGAGCCAACTCATGAGCATGGCCGACCTCGTCGAAGCCGGCGCTCCGAAGCTGCCGGAGGGGTGGTTCTACCGAGTTCAGGAGGATGGACACGGTGGGATCACGGTGCAGATCCGAAGGCAGCGCAAGCGGTTCGGCTCGCGCCTCTTGATCGGAGTGTGGGTGACCGTCGACGAGTTCGAGGAGGCGTCTGCGGCTCTGGCCGACGCGTGTGCCAGAGCGTTTGAAGACGTCAAGGTTCAGGCCGCTCGGCGGACCCGCTACGGAGCCCTGACTGAGTACCTGGGAGACCACGACCCGAAGGGCGGACGCTGATGGCCACCGACGCACGCGGCATTGAGATCACTGAAGGGGCGTCGTGCATCTACGGCGCCCCCGTGGGCCGCTCCATCGCCCTCGTGGAGGGCGTCATTGACGGCTTCACTCCGTCGGGCCGTGTCTGGGTGAAGGTCGTTCGGCGTGCGTATGGCGGCTGGGGACTCAACCGTGCAGAGCGTGTGCACGTTGGCGCGGACCGTCTTGTCATCGTCGATGCCTTGCCGGCATGCGACCTCCCTACCGAGGTGGAGGAGGTGGCGGAGACACGACGGCTGACGGCGGAGCGGTACCGCCAGAACATCGCACACGTGGAGGCGGGCGGAGACGTGCCCAGCCACATGGGCACGCGTGACGAAGCACTGACGTGGTACCGCGAGCGGCTTGCGGAACTGGAGGCGGCGTGACCTACACCCTCGCCGACGCCGTCCGCGACGAGTTCGAGCGCAAGCACCCGCGGGGCAAGAACACGCTCAAGTGCACGCAGTGCTGCCGGCGCAAGGACCGGGAGGACTTCCGCGAAACCCCCTGGCACGGTCGCGCGGTAGCGTGCCAGCGCTGTGAGGGCGTGACGTGGATGGTGCTCCAGTACGAGCAGCAGCGATGGGCGCTGGAGCAGGAGCGGGAGAGGGTCCGGATGTTGCGCCGGCACGTTCAGCGGCTTCGGTACGCCCACTTCCGCCCGCGCTACGTCATGGGATGGCCGTCGTCGGTTAGCCCGCTTCTGACGGATCCCGTTCCCGGGACTGCACGGCGCCGCAAGCGCGCACTACTCACGAAGGAGAACCGATGACGACACCCCAACCTGGCGACTTCGCCCTCACCCGCATCAAGGGCCTGACCGGTGCCTTCGTGGCTGCCGGCCAGGCCCTCGTGGGTGACGCCGCTCCGGTCCAACACGCCTTCGTCTACGTCGGCAACGGGTACATCGTGCAAGCGATGCCGGGAGGGGCGGAGAAGATCCGTCTGGACGAGGCGTCGGAGCCTGTTGTCTGGTCCACGGGTGCCTTCGACCTGACGGCCGCGCAGCGCATGCGGATCTGCTACGAGGCGCGGAGCCTCGTGGGGACGCCGTACTCGTTCCTCGACTACGCGTCCATAGCGCTCGCGCACTGGCGCATCCGCCCTCAGTGGGTGCGGGACTACGTCGCCGCCACGGGCCACATGATTTGCAGTCAGTTGGTCGACGAGGTGTACCGCCGTGCCGGCGTGGGCCTCTTCGCCGACGAGCGCATCCCGGGCGACGTCACACCCGGGGACCTCTATAAGTTGCTGCGCCCGAAGCGCGTGGCATCGACGGACCGCGATCTGAGGAGGTTGGCTCGTGGGTGAGCGCTGCGGAGAGGTCTACGACAGCTCCGACGAGTACAACCGAGACGACCGCATCGAGACGTACTACCAGGGATGGGGCGCCCGCGAGATGGCGGAGCGCATCGTCGAGCTGGAGGACGAGCTAGGCGCGGACGTCGACGGCATCTGTACCGGTATGCATGCGGACATGGCGGAGGCGCGGGCGGAGGTGGAGCGGTTGCGTACCCGTCTGGTTCGCACGGAGAACCTTCGTAGGGTCGCGTACTACCGGCGCGACCGATACCGCCTCGCCTACCACTCCGCCCGACGTCGCGCAGCCCGTGAGTCCGTCATGGCGACGGAAGCCGTCGAGCACCTGACTGCCGACCGGGACCGGTGGCGTGCCGGCCACGAGCGGGCGGAGGCACAGCTCGTGTACGAGCGTCGGGAGAACGCGCGCCTAGCGGCTGAGCTGGACGCGTCGCGTAAAACGACTCACGCGCCGCGCCTGGAGTGCGTGGGTGAGGACGAGGACGGACCGGTCTACCGGCTCGCCAAAACTTCCTGACCGCCCAACCGAACATCTGGGGCCCCACGCCCCATAACCCATGTGTAAGGCCGAACGGCCGCACACACCACGCACACCCGCCAACGAAAGGCACTCACACATGGCCAACAACCTTGCGAACATCTGGGACGCCGACCCCGACGCCGCTCCGAAGGAGGCTCCCTCCTTCTCCGACGACATCGCCGGCCGCTTCCGGTCCGGTCGCCTCGTGAAGACCGGGCGGACGGAGACGCCGGAGAGCCTGAACGAGTGGCGCGTCACGACCGGTGACCCGTCGGTCGCGAAGAAGGTCGCGGAGATCCTGGGCGGCGAGCCGGAGCCGTGGGAGACCGACCGTGAGGACAACATCGAGATCCTGACGGCCGCCAAGACGGTTCAGATCATCATCGAGCCCGACGGCGTCGACGCCTCGTTCAAGCAGTTCATGCCGGGTGCCGGCCTGATCCATCACTGCGACGGGTTCAACTACCTGTCGCCGGACGAGGACAAGGGGAAGAAGTGCCCTTGCCCGTCGCTGATCGCGGAGCGGAAGCTCCAGGCGCAGCAGATGCGGGGCCCGAAGCCGTCCGTCGACGTCACCTTCCGCATGGCGGACGCGCCGGATCTCGGCAAGTTCCGCTTCAACTCCGGCTCCTGGAAGCTCGTCGAGGCTCTCGGCCCGCTCTTCGCCGACCTGGACAAGTACGGCAACGCGAAGGACGAGGAGAGCGGCCTCGACGGCGTCCCGGTCCGCGCGTCGCTCACGATCGAGAACGTCAGCTACGTGCCGAAGAAGGGCCCGCGCGCCGGCCAGACGGTCTCGTACAACAAGCCCGTGATCAAGATCTTCGGCGCCTACGAGGCCGCGGAGGACGAGGGCCTGGCCGACGCCGCCTGATCACGCGCTGAGCAACACCACAAGGAGCCGCCTCCCCTGATTCCGGCAAGGGAGGCGGCTCCTGTCACAAGTGTACGCACACTTCAGGAGGAGAGACAGCGTGCCAATCCTCGAACTCTGCGCCGGCTACGGCGGGCTCGGGATGGCGGTGGAGGCCCTGACGGGCGACAAGGTCGCTTACGTCGCGGAGGTCGACGAGGCGGCGTCGAAGGTGCTCGCCCATCGCTTCCCCCACGCGCCGAACATCGGCGACATCACCGTCTACGACTGGGCGCAACTCGTCGGCCAGGTCGACATCATCACGGCGGGCTTCCCCTGCCAGGACATCAGCAACGCCGGCAAGCGGGAGGGCATCGATGGGAAGCGGTCGGGAATCTACGTCCACGTTGTTGAAGCAGTTCGCATACTTCGACCGCGACTCGTCTTCCTGGAGAACGTCGCGGCCATCCGGTCGCGGGGGCTCTGGCAAGTCGTCGCCGACCTGGCCGCGATCGGGTATGACCTCCGGTGGACGTGCCTACGAGCTTCCGACGAGTCTGTTGGACTCGCACATCACAGGGACCGATGGTTCGGTCTCGCGGTTCCTGCCGACGCCGACGGCGCGTGACTGGCGGTCGGGAGCGTCCAACCTCCACGGCAAGAACAGCCGGCCGCTGAACGAGGTGGTTCTCCTCTTCAAGACGCCTACGGCGAACCTGGGGAGGAACGGAGCCTCACAGCACCCGGACAAGCGCCGAGCTGGCGGGCATGGGCCGACTCTCGACGACGAGGTGAGCCACCTACTGCCGGAGCCGGCGGACGAGGTGCAGGACTGGGGCGACTTTGAGCCCGCCATCCGACGCCAGGAAGCCGTAACCGGCCGCCAGGCGCCCATCCCGACGGAGATAGGTCCCCGCGGAGGACGACGACTCACCGCCCGCTTCGCCGAGTGGCTCATGGGCCTGGCCGACGGCTGGGTCACCGACGTCCCGGGGCTGAAGCGGGCGGAGCAGCTCCACAAGATCGGCAACGGCGTGGCTCCGCATCAGGCTTACGAGGCGTTCCGACGCCTCCTCGACATCGACGCACACAAGGCACTCACAGAGGAGAGCAGCAATGGCTAAGGCCCGACTCACCGACTACACAGGCGCCGAGATCAAGCCCGGTGCCCTCGTCTCCTACGCGACGCGCCAGGGCAACTTGGTCCGCCTCTCGGAGGCCGTCGTCCTGGAGCTGGAGAGCAACAAGGCGGCCGGCGTGGTCGTGCCGCTCGTCAAGGTGCGCCCCACGGGGCGTGACAGTGGATTCGTGGCACGCAAGACGCTCGCGGTCCAGACGGTCGCCGCGGACCGCATGGTCGTCATCGGCGACACGAAGGGGGAGGGCAAGTGAGCGACGTCTTCGAGGTAGGGCAGAAGGTCCGGTACAGGGGCGAGGAGGTGACCATCACCTACGGCCCGTACATGAGCGCGCTGGGGTTCACGCGCTACCTCGTCAAGGACAACGACGGCGCGGAGATGCCCGCGCGGGACATCGAGATCGAGGCCATCCCCACGCCGCCCGCCTTCGCTGTGGGGGACGAGGTGACCTACGCCCTCGGTTCGGTGGGCGGCAAGCTCGTCGCCGGCCCGTTCACGTCGGAGTACCACGACGACCCGATCTGGGTTGTGGAGAAGCCGAACGGTACGCACATGACGCCGACGCAGAGCAGCCTCACGAAGATCGAGGCGCCGGCCGTCAAGGTCGGTGACCGGGTGCGCATCGTCAAGGACAGCCCCGGTCTTCGGTCGGGGGAGTTCATCGGGCGCGTCGGCGTGCTGGAGCGCATCGACAGCAGCGACGAGCTGGCCTACCTTGTCCGCTTCGGCGACGGCTCCGGATTCCACGGCGACAAGGACAAGGGTCGCTGGTGGTGCGCGAGCGTCGAGCCCCTCACCGACGAGGACACTTACGAGTACGACGGCGTGGTCTACGACCTGACGGCGAAGTACCGGGACCGTGACGGCGACGCCCTCCGCATCGGAATGGTCAACGGAGTCGCCCGCGCACGCTTCTATGGCGGGGTGCCCGACGAGGAAAGCCACGAACTGAGCTACGTCGTCGCCAACTACGGCCCCCTCACCCGCGTCACCGACTGACCAACCCCGCACCACGGCCCCCGGACATCGACGATCCGGGGGCCTTCGCACGAACCACTCACGGAGGAGAGAGCATGGTGTTCAAGGTTGGCGACAAGGTGGAGCACCGGACGTTTGGCGCGGGTGAGATCGTCTTCGGCCCGTTCGACCACAGCACCGGCCCGGACCACTACCTGATGAAGCAGGACTACAACGGCGCGCACGCCCTGGCCGTCGGCGACGCCATGAAGCCGGCCGCGAAGTTCAAGGTCGGCGACCGGGTGAAGTCGCGCTTCGGCACGGTCTACACCGTCAAGGCTGGCCCCTTCTTCGCGCCTGGCGAGTGGTACGCCCTGTCGGCCGAGCTGTCCGGCAACGAGGTGCACAGTCACGCCGACGAAGTCGACCTCGTCACCCCGGAGCCGGCGAAGGACGAGCCCGTCAAGGTCGGTGACGTCGTCGTCATCCTGGAGGACGAGGCGTTCCACGCCGACGTCAAGGCCGGGGACCTGTTCGTGGTCAAGCGGTTCTCGGCGGACTACCCGGACCGGATCTGGGTCGACGCCGCTCCCGGCACGTGGACGGACGAATGGACCTTCCGCCCGCAGGACTTCGAGAAGGTCGCGGCCGACAAGGTGGCCGTCGTCGACGGCAAGGTCTACGACCTGAGCGCCCGGTACCGCGACCGTGACGGCGACTACTGGACCTTCCAGGACGTCGACGGCACCGTGCGTGGGGACTGCGCCGGCGTCGACCGCGACATGTCCGACTACATCAGCGCCTACAGCGACACCATTGACGAGGCCATCGCCGCATACGGCCCCCTAGTCCGCGTCTGACCCTCAGCCCCCGGTGACTTCGGTCCCGGGGGCTTTGGGCGTAGGAAGACCCGTCGACGAAGGAGAGAGCATGGCGAAGATCGTGGCCAACAACGGTGTGACGGTGGAGCTGAGCGGGCGGGAGGTGGCGCTGATCCGCCAGGCCCTTCAGTTCTCCGTCGCGAACAACGCCGCGTGGAGTTCCCGCGACGACAGGGAGGCGGACGGCATCGACCACGTACTTGCGGGCGGCGACGAGTGAGCGCCTTCCACACCATCGATGCCGCCATGGCGCCCGCTCTGGGCGACGTCCGCGGCGCCGGCCCCGGTGATCTGGTCTACATCCTCCCCGACGCGACGACGAGGAAGGACTTTCCGAAGTACTGGGAGGCCGTCGGCGTCGCACTCGGTCGGGGAGCGCAGGTGGTTGTGATGAGGAGAGAGGAGAACTCGTGAGGGACTCATTCGGCACGCCCATCGAAGCCGGCGACTACGTCCTGTCCGCCGCGTCGTCCAGTTCGTTCTTCAAGCTGGGCGTCGTCTACCTGGCGCCGTCGGGCCGACTGATGATGGAAGTCACTCGGTCCAACTGGAGCGGGGCCAACCGACGCAGTGAGGTGGGCTCGAACGTCCTCGTCCTGCGCAAGGCTGACGGCACGGTGCCGGCGGTAGTGGCGGGGGAGGCGGTCTGATGGGCGTCTTTGACGGAGAGGTCTATCGGCTCCGGTCCCGGATGGCGCAGGACATCGCCGGCCACGTCGTTGAGACTCACGCGGTGCGGTACGTCGATACCGAGGACGAGGCCAGGACCGTTGCTGAGGAGTGGCGTGCGTTCGGTGTCGACGCTGTCCAGGTCGACCACTTGATGATCGCCCACTCCGGTCATGACCCGGGCCTGTCCTTCGGTAACTACTGGGGCGACGAGGAGGGCGAGGAATGATCGTCCGCGAGCCCAACATGCGCATCGTCCACGCCCTCCCCGACCTGGAGCCCGTCGAGTTCGACAAGCCGCGGAGCGTGTACGCCTCGTGGATCACGGAGGAACTGATGAGGGAGACGGAGGAAGGATGAGGACGATGCAGATCGAAGGCGACAACTACGAGATCTGCCCCGGAGCCTGGGAAGTCTTCGATAGGTGGCGCGACAAGGCATACAGGGACGCGTGGGTGGTGGAGGCCATCGAGTCGGCTGTCCGCCGACAGGTGGTAGCCGACCTCCGGGCGAAGGCCGCGAAGGACTGGCCGGGCATCGGCGACTTCCTGTCGGACATCGAGGCCGTTATCGACGGCTCCGCCTCCTGATCTCCTCCACACCCTCTACGCAACTGTAGAGACTCTGCAACCACCCGTAACCAAACAAGCGTTTGAACCGTTGAGGTTGTACGGCACACACGTCGGGTATGACGTGCGCATATTCAGCGGGGAAGGGGTTCGGTGTGGCTGAGGAACAGCGCGGGGAACTGACGTGGGGCGGGCAGACCTGGCGAGTGGAGTCGGAGCCCGTCCCGGTCGACGAAGACGGGGAGTCGGTCCTCGTCGAAGTGTGGATCAGGAGAGGTGAGGGCATCGGCAAATCCAGCGAAGGCTAAGGGAACAGCGTGGGAGAGCGCACTCGTCGCCTACCTGCGCGAGCACCACAACTCGGGCGCCCGTCGGAACGTACAGATGGGCGCCCGTGACATCGGCGACATCGACGGCTACTACCTCCACGCCGTTGAGGCGAAGGCAGAGAAGACCATCACCCTCGCCGACTACATCGCGCAGGCCAACCGGGAGGCTGTCCACGCCGGCCAGCCCTTCGGCTGTGCGGTCGTGAAGCGGCGCATGAAGGGCACCGCGGACGGCTACGTCGTGAGGGACGTGCGCACGGACGTGCGGCTGATGAATCGGTTGCGGGACATGGAGGAGGCACTACGCCGCGTAGATCCGGTGTGGTGGGCATCTCTCGACTCAGCACACAGGGAGGCAGCGTGAAGCAAGCCGTCATCGAGTTCACGGGAACGCTCGTCGTCTACCCCGACGGGGACGAGTACGAGGGCGACGAGATGTCCGATCGCGACGCACAGGGGTGGGTCTGGCACGCGCTGGCCCGGGGCGACAAGCACGCGGGCAACTACCTGACGTCGGGCGGCGTCGTCTCCGTCTCCTACGAGGACTACGACGAAGACGAGTAGCCGCGCAAAACGACTCACGCGGCAGCACCGCAAAGCACTGACACAGGGGCGTCCTCCGGGGCGCCCCTTCCGCATGCACGAAGAGGGGAGAGACCTTGCGACTGTCCGACATCCTGGGGCGGCTGGACGGCGTGGAGGAGGACCACGACGGACACCTTGCGCTCTGCCCCGCACACAACGACCGGAACCACCCGTCCCTGAAGCTCACGCTCAAAGAGGACGGCAAACTCCTCCTCGTATGCCGCACAGGGTGCCCGAAGGCTGACGTCCTGGCCAAGCTCCGCATGCGGGAGGCGGACCTCTTCGACGTCGTCAACGACCTGGGAGCGTCGACCATCTCCGCGAAGGCGCCGGAGAGCATCGGCCCCGGGGAGATCGCGGGGCTTCGAGCCGCCGTCGACCGGTGGGCGGACGCCCTTCAGTTCGAGGGAATGGGGGCGGGGTTCGCCACCGACGCGCGGAAGTACGCCGCGGACCGGTTCGGCCTGTCTGCGGAGCAGTGTGCGGATCTCCTCGTCGGCCTCTCCGCCCCCGCAGTGCAGTCGTGGCCGTGGCTCTCCCGGGGCTTCACCCGCTACCCGCGGCTGACTGTCCCTCTCGCTGGCTTCGACGGGGTGATCCGTGGCCTCCAGGGGCGCGACCTCTCCGGCAAGTGCCCCGCCCGGTGGGTGTCGCTGACGAACGTCAGCAGCAAGCAGTGGGCGAAGTACGGAGTGTTCCGGAGCGGCGCCGGCTACGACACGGTGCTTATCTGTGAGGGTCCCGGCGACGCTCTGACGGCCGTCGGGGCGGGCTACGACTCCGTGGCCATCCGCGGCGCTGGGCTCGCCCGTAACGCCGCCCTTGTGGCGGAGTTGGCCGACGGACTCCGGGACCTGGACGTCGTCATTGCCGGCGACCGGGACCGGGCAGGGGCGGGCTTCACCGACTCCCTGGCCGTCGCTCTCGTCCGCGCAGGCGTCATGGTGCGGCGCCTGGAGATCCCGACCGACGGCGACGACCTCACCGACTGGAGGGAGCGCGACCCCGAAGCCTTCCCCGGGCAGCTCCACGCAGCCGTGCGTGCGGCGACGGTCGTCGAGTTGGAGGCACTGAAGGCGGAGCCGGCGAAGGAGGTGGAGGCGGAAGTCTCCGCCACGGACGCCGCCCTCCAGACCATGTCGCAGTCGGCGCGTGAGGCATTCGACCTTACGGACGTCGGCATCGCGGTTCGCCTGCGCGACTACATGGCGCGCTCGGGCGGGGGAGTGCGCTACGCCTCCGGACTGGGCTTCCTCGTGTGGGACGGCAAGGTCTGGGCGCCGGGGAACGACGAGGTGCGCACGGCGCTGCTTCAGATGGGCGCAGAACTCATCGCGTCGGGCGACGACGGGGCGCGGAAGATTGCGCTGCGGGCGCTGACCAACCGGGCCATCGAAGACATCATCAAGGTGTTGCCGTCCGTGCCCGGCGTCCCGGCGTCGGCCAGCGACTTCGACGCGGACCCGGAGCTTCTGTCCGTGGCGAACGGGACCGTCAACCTGCGCACGAAGGAGCTGCGTCCGCACGACCCCGCGGACATGATCACTCGCCGCCTCGACGTCGCGTACCGACCGGGTGCGAAGGCGGAGAGGTGGCTCCAGTTCCTCGACGAGATCTTCCCGAACCACCCGGAACTGCCGGCGTACACGCAACGGCTCATCGGCTACGGCATCACCGGCAGCACGGCGGAGGAGTGCTTCGTCTTCCTCCACGGCGACGGGAAGAACGGGAAGAGCAAGTTCCTGGGCGCGCTCATCGACACCTTCAAGGGCGTCACGAAGTCGACGGAGTTCTCCACGTTCGAGAGCCGCGTAGGCGTCGGCCAGGCGTCTCCGGAGGTGGCAGCGCTCCGCGGGGCGCGGCTCGTGACGGCCAGCGAGACGGAGAAGTACAGCCGTCTGGCGGAAGGGCTCATCAAGCAGTTGACCGGCGGTGACCCGGTGACGTGCCGCATGCTCTACGGCGCTCCGTTCACCTACGTGCCGTCGTTCCTCCTGCTCGTGGCGGGTAACTACAAGCCCGCCATCCTGAGCCAGGATTACGGGATCTGGCGCCGCGTGAAGCTCGTCCCCTTCGAAGCGTCGTTCCGTGGCGCGAAGGCGGACCTCAACCTTGCCGCACGCCTCCGGGCGGAGCGGGAGGGCATCCTCGCGTGGGCCATTGACGGGGCCGCGGAGTGGTACGCCCACGGACTCCAGGAGCCTGACTCCATCGCCACGGCGACGCAGGACTACCGGGAGTCGGAAGACCGCCTTGCCGAGTTCCTCATGGCCCGGTGCGTCGAGGAAGAGGGCGCCCGGGTCGCACCCATGGCCATCCGTCGCGCCTACGCCGAGTGGGCGGAGGACGCCGGCTTGAGCCGGAAGGAAGTCCTCTCCGGATGGGCGCTGGGTGTGGAGCTGGAGAGCCGGAACTTCCAGAAGGCGAAGCGTGGCGGCCGCTGGGGGTTCGAAGGGCTCCGGCTGAAGACCGACGAGGAGATCCAGGAAGCCAACGCCGCGGAGAACGTCACGGCCGACGAGCCGGACGAGAACACGGACATCTTCAATCAGGTGAAGGAGGCAGCGTGAGCGAGGAACTGACCGCCTACGTCGTGACGGCAGGCGAGTACAGCGACTACAGGATCAAGGGTGTCTTCTTCGACGAGACGGCGGCCCGTCGGTATGCCGATGGTCTCCGGGACAGTGACGTCGAGGTGGAGGAGTATCCGGCGCGTGGGCCGGAGTTCGTGCCTGGCCGTGACATCCACATCTGGACCCGGATCGACGCGAGGACCGGGGACGTGGAGCGTGAATGGTCGTCGGTGTCTGCCCGCGATGCGTGGGAGCACGACGGGCAGTGCTCGACACGCGTCCACTCGTCGAGCATGACGATCGGGACGGTACTGGAGTACACCGTCAGCACCATCGCCGACGTCACGCAGGAGGAGCGCGCCCGTAAGTCACACGCGGAGCGGGTCGCGAAGACGCGTGCGGAGGTGATGGGGCTTTGAAGTACTTCCCCTACACCATCGCGGGCGAAGAGACGATGACCCGCGTCCCGGAGACGGCCGCGGACCTCGACGAGTTCCGTCGGTGGACGGAGCGCAAGGCGTCGGCCGGCGAGATGATCGGCGCGGACACGGAGACGACAGGGCTCGACACGTTCTCCCCGACGTACCGCCTCCGCACCGCCCAGTTCGGTGACGCCCGAGACGCGTGGGTCCTCCAGACCGAAGTCAGCGACCGCACGGCGGACACCGCCCGTTGGGCGTTCGACGTCTTGCCCCGCCTCGTCTTCCACAACGCCACCTTCGACATGCTGGTCCTCGACCGACACCTGGGCGTGCCCCTGGCGTCCATGGCGCCGAAGGTGACCGACTCAAAGATCATCGCCCACCTCTTCGACTCCCGCCCCCTGCACGAAGGTGGCTACGGCCTCCGCTTGAAGGAGCTGTGCGCGAAGGATGTCGACCCGTCCGCGCCTGACACGCAGGAGGACTTGACCGCAGTCTTCCGCTCCATCGGGGAGACGAAGGCGACGGGGTGGCGGAAGATCGACATCAACCACCCGACTTACCTTCAGTACGCCGGCCTTGACGCCATCCTCGTTTCCCGCTGGCTCCCCGTCGGCGTCGAGCGGCTTCGCAAGGTCGGGGTCCGTCAGGCACTCGTGGACTTCGAGCACCGTGTCATGGTCGTCTGCGCGGAGATGGAGCGCCGCGGGATGCTCGTCGACCAGGATTACGTGCGTGATCTCGTCGACCGCCTGGAGGAGGAGGCGGCACTCCACGCCAGCAAGGCGGCGAAGTACGGCGTCACGTCGGTGAACGCTCCCAAGCAGGTGTCGACAGCCCTCGTCGGCATGGGGGAGACGCTCACGGAGAAGACGGACTCCGGGAACCTCAAGGTGGACAAGGAGATCCTCCAGTCGCTCGCGGATGTCGACCGTAACTGGGAACGCATCGGGGCGCGCACGCCCAACCCACTGGCGGACGCCGTTCTCCGCAGCAAGAGGGCGGGGAAGTGGGCGAAGAGCTACGGCGTTGCCATGCGTGACGGCCTCGACGGCGCGGGGCGGCTACACCCGAAGATCTCCAGCCTTGCCGCACGCACGGCCCGCATGTCGATCTCGTCGCCCCCGCTCCAGCAACTCCCCTCGGGTGACTGGACGATCCGGCGTGCCCTCCTGGCCGACGAGGGGCATCGCATCATCAGCGTGGACTACTCCGCGGTGGAGATGCGCGTCCTTGCCGCCCTGGCGGACGAGAAGACGATGAAGCGCGCCATCGCGGAGGGGCGCGACCTCCACGACTTCACCGCCGAACTCATCTGGGGCCCGAACTTCACGAAGGCACACCGCAAGATCGGTAAGGGGGTCGGCTTCGGCAAGGTCTACGGCGGAGGCGCGACGACCCTGTCCCGTCAGACCGGCGCTCCGCTCGACGAGGTGAAGGCGGCCGTCGCCGCGTATGACCGGGTCTATCCCGGTATCAAGCGGTACAGCCGCACGGTTCAACGTCAGGCGCGGGCCAACGGGTACGTCGTCGTGACGCCGACAGGGCGACGGGTTCCGCTGGACCGGGACCGGGTGTACGCCGCCACGAACTACGCCGTACAGTCGACGGCCCGGGACGTGCTGTGCCAGGCACTCTTGAACATGCACGACAAGGGTCTGACGGACTTCCTCTACCTCCCGATTCACGACGAGTGCCTTGGGTCGGCGCCGGCCGACATCGCGGAGGACGTGGCGAGGGAGATCGGCGACGCCATGGCGATGGACTTCTTCGGGGTTCCGCTCGACACGGACCCGGAGGTCGGCGGTCGTTCGTGGGGCTCGCTCTATATGAAGACGCCTGACGGCAAGTACGACGAGGCCCTCCGCGCCCGGGAAGACGAGTGGTACGCGCGTATGGGGCTTGCAGCGTGACCCCCGCACGTCTCGCACCCCCGACGAGCGGGCGCACGACCGCAGTTGTCCGCACGGTGGCGGGATCTCGTCCCTCTGCCGTGCGGTCGGTGGCTCGTCCCATCCGCTCCACGCCCTCCCTGCGGCCCGTCGAGCCTCCGCTATCCCCCTCCCGTCGTGACGTTCTGCGACGGTGGGAGGAGTCGGAGGACTGGTTCTGTGCCTACTGTGACGCCTCGTTTACACAGATGGTTGTAGCGGAGGTGGATCACGTCCGTCCGCTTGCAAGGGGCGGTCTTCACGACTGGGCCAACTTGGCGCCCTCGTGCGGTCCTTGCAACCGAGCGAAGGGTGACGCGGATGTCGTGTCATGGCTGGCACAAAACCAATGGTGAGAGCCTGACGGACGCCGTTCGACGGCTTACGCAGGGCGACCGTGGAGGGCTCCACGACACGTGTGACGAACTTGTGAAGGTAACGGTTCTGTAACGCACTTTGGTTGAGCCTTCAGGCATGTCGGTCGACATAACCGCAGGTGAGGTTGGTCGGCCGACATAAGAACTTCGCCCGCCCGTCCGAATGGAAACGGACGATCCATCACATAGCGGCACAGTTAGCGGACTCGATCCGGCCGCATGTTCATTGCTTGTGGAGGTTGTGTGACTTACAGTCCTGATCACGCCACGGACGGACAGCGAATGACCGATCTGGTTCGCGCACTGATTCAGGCAGCGCGCGAGGTCGAGCAGTTCGTGACCGCCTACGGCGACGCAGTCACCATGCCGGGCCGACGGCCTGACGTGGATGCGGACGGAACGGGCCGGACGCCGACAACCGGACCATCCCGCCCAACTGAGGCGACGGCGCTGGACGAGCGCCGGCTAGCGCTTCGAGCAGAACTCAAAACTGGCGCCGAATGGCTCGCCTACGCAGTAGCAGCGACCCGCGGCGTCTCCGCATCCATGGATCGCGCCCTAGCTCTCTGGGAGGGGGAGGACGCGACCTTCCAGCCTCCAGGGGGAAGCATTGATCATCGTAACGGGGCCGCAGGACACTGACGAAGCCGTCGGTCTCCTCGCCGAAATGGCGGGACTCCTGGAGGCTGTCCCCGCCTGGAGCGCGGCTGTGCAGTGGGCTGCGGCCACCGCTCTCTACTGCCTTGCCGGCTGGGAGCGTTGCCCCCTCGCCGTCGCTGACGTCTCGATCGCTGAGGCGTGCGGCCTCGTTGTGACGTACCTGTCCATCTGAAGACTGCGTAAAACGACTCACGCGAAGCCCCCGTTCCGACGCGGGACGGGGGCTTTCGTGTACCCCGATCACTGTGTGACGCAGGCCACATAGCCCCAACCGAACATCTGGCGCTTCACGCCCCATTACCCAAGTACGTCAAGCACACACGGAGGAAGACATGTCGCGAGTCACCGTCACCGACGAGCAGATCAAGGCCGCACAGGGCGGCGACGACATGGCCATGTGGGAGATCGTCACGGCCTTCGACGGCATGTTCTCCTCAATGATCCGGTCGGCCGCCCCGAAGGCCACGACGGAGGACGCGGAGGATCTCCTCCAGGAGGCGCGCGTAGTGCTGATTCAGCACGTGCGCTCGTACAACTCCGACAGCTCGTCGGCCTCCTTGACGTCCTTCGTCTTCCAGGCGGCGCGACGTCGCATCGCGGAGGAGTACATCCGCAACACCACGGAACTCACGGTCGACCCCACGGCCGTGCTGCGGGTGCGCCGTGCCCTGTGGCACTCGGGCGGCAACGTGGATGACGCGTGGATGACGCTGTCCACGTGCTCCAACACCTCCGGCCGAATGGAGCGTGAACGCTTCATGGCCATCGTGGAGGCGCTGGGCGTTGTCGAGCGGCTGGACGCACCGGCCGGCGGGGAGGACACCGACGGCACCAGCCTCACCATCGCCGACGTCCTCCCCGACACCTCCGGGGACGTCGCCGACTCCGCGAAGCGCGTGGACCTGGCCCGGTGGCTCCTGACGCAGATCCCGCAGCGCCAGGCATACGCGCTCCGCGCGTTCCACGGTATCCAGATGAGCCAGCAGGACGACGCCCAGACGTGCACCGACATGGGCGTCAAGCCCGCCCGGCTGCGCGCCCTCCGCCACGACGGCATCAACAGCGCGCGCAGGGTTGCCGACGCGCACGGCATCGCTGCGTGAAGCACACACCCGACCGATACGAACTGGAGCAACGACCATGACCCGACTCCCCTCCCTCGACGACTACGACCTCTCAGGCGTCCGCCCCGACGAGGCCGCCCTCTGGGGCGACGACGTCCGCTACGCCGTTGAGGCCCGCAGCGACGGCGAGACCTTCGACGGCTTCACCATCGACGCCCTGTAGTACGGGCACGACGCGTAAAACGACTCACGCGACAAGAAGTTACGAACTGAGGAGAGAACATGACCGAGTACATCGCCGTGTGCCGCATCAGCCGCGACGACCAGATCGTCGCCCGTCGCGACAACAGCAGCGTCGAACTGGCCGGCTACTTCGGCGACTACGCCGGGGAGACGTATCTCGCCCCTGACGCCGCCCGCACCTTCGCCCGCGGCATCCTCGCCCTGGCCGACGAGATCGACGGGGGAGAGGCGGAGGCGCCGACCCCGAAGCCGGCCCTGAAGCGCATTCCGCAGGTGGGCGACAAGGTGCGCGTCGTCCGCAACGCGTACTCCTTCGAGGGAGCGGAGAACGTCGGCCGAGTGGGAGTGCTGAAGGAGACCGCTCCCGAGGACGCGCAGTCGCACCGCGTGTCCTTCGCGGACGACGCTTACGGCTGGTGGTGCGCCGAGGTGGAGTACGTCGGTGACGAGGCGGCCAGTACCCGCCCGAAGGTCGGTGACCGGGTGCGCGTGACGGATGCCGACGGCAACCACGACTTCGTCGGCAAGGTCGGCACCCTGACGAAGTACCACGGGGACGACTCCGTCCTCCCCTACCACGTGACGTTCGGCGACGGTGAGGGCTACCACGGCGAACTGAACGGCACCTGGAACTGTCGCGCCGTCGAGCCGGTCACCGACGAGCCGGTCACCGACGACCTGGAGACCCTCGCCGACTGGGAGCGGGACCTCATCGAGGACGCCGAAGCCCCCGCGGAGCCGGCCCCGTCCCCCTTCGCCCGCTACGTCGACGAGGCGAAGAAGCTCCTGACCGACACCGACCACACCGGGGCCGACGTCATCGCCCTGGCCCGGGAGCTGTCGGAGCGGGACTGACGCGTAAAACGACTTGCGCGACGCTAATCACACACACACACGAGGAGAGAACATGCTCAACATCGGTGACCGGGTCCGCGTGACCGTCGACCCCGTTGCGAACAACGTCGGCCGTACTGGCGTGCTCGTCGGTCAGGAGGGGGACGAATTCGACCCGTACCCGTATCACGTGCAGTTCGATGACGCGGATGGCGTGGCGGACGACTGGGTGGCCCGGGTGGAGAAGCTCGGCACGGTTACCACGCCCACCCGTGCCGACCTCGTCGAGCGCGCCCGTGCCGCTCTCGCCGGCACCAACCCCACGGCCGCGGACATCATCCGTCTGGCGGAGTTCCTCGCCGGCTGACGCGTAAGTCGTTTCACGCGACTTCCCCGCGGGGGGTTGTGGTGGCCGACATAACCGTGTCATAGTCGTCTCACCACAAGGCACTGACGGAGGAGGGGCCGTGGACATGAGGCGGGCAGGCAAGTTCATCTGCATCATCCACGGCCGCTCCTGCGACCACGACGCGAAGCGTCGCCACATCTTCCGCTGGGTGCCGGCGAAGTAACCGGATCGGGGCACCACAATCGACCCGACCTTCAGAGAGGAACCTCAATGCCCTACAAGGACCCGGAACGACGCCGGCAGTACGCCCGCGAGTGGGCCGCCAGACGGCGGGCGTCGTTCTTCGACGGCAAAACGTGCACGGCGTGTGGGAGTACTGAGCGTTTGGAGTTGGACCACGTCGAGCCCGGCACAAAGGTAAGTCACTCCGTTTGGTCGTGGAGTCAGGACCGGCGCGACGCGGAGATAGCCAAGTGCCAGATCCTCTGCTTCCCCTGCCACCGACTTAAGACCTGCGACGAGCGCGGCTACCGGGAGCCCGGGTGTCATGGGTGGGAGCGATACAAGGCGGGGTGCCGGTGCTCGGAGTGCCGGTCGGCTAACGCTGCCCACGCTCGCACCGTGAGGGCCAACCGCAAGGCGCGACAAGGCGCAGAAGAGGATGACTGACCATGCGCCGCAACCCCAACGACACCGCCATCCGCGCTGCCTTCGACCGCTTCCACGCCACGGCGTCGACCAACCGCAAGGCGGCCGTCGAGCAACTCCACACCGACATGAAGCGCGCCGGGGGACCGGTGCCGGAGGAGGACGAGTGAAGGTCTGCCCACGATGTAGTGAGCCGAAAACCGTCGACAAGTTCAGCAAGGACAGCAGCCGACGGGACGGGCTCCAGAAGTGGTGTAAGGACTGCTACCGAGAGTGGCGCACAGAGAACCGCGACCGGATCAACGCGCACAACCGTGAGTGGCGCGCGGAGAACATCGATCGCGTAAGGCTCGTGGACGCCGCGTACCGGGCAGAGCACCGCGAGGAAAGAGCCGCGAACACCCGTCGGTGGAAGGCGGAGAACCCGGAGCGAGTCCGGGCCAATAGGCGACGCGCCCGCGAGCGCGCTCGATCCGCCGAACAGACCTCTCAGGAGAAGTGATGATCTACAAGCTGACCGACGGTACACGCGTCCGTACCCGCCACCTGGGCGACGCCGCCGGCACCGTGGAGTTCGAGACGTACCGCTTCACGCCGCTGAAGAAGACGCTGAGCGTCACCTACCTGGACGGACAGGGGGCGGAGGACTACATCCGCACCCTGTCCGTGCTCGACGGCATCCGCTTCGGCCAGGAGTACGGGGCGCGCCCCGAGGCCCTCGCGCGGAAGGTGGCGTAGCCCGCGCGTCACTTACGCGGCCGACGGAGCGCGGCATCGACGAGGGCCCGGAAATAGTCCCCCAGGGCACGGATGATGCGGGGGCGGGAGTCCTCCGATGTATCGCGGAGCGCGATGCGCAGACCGACGAGCCCGCCGACCACGACGACGATGACGCAGAGGACGAGGGCGGACAGCGCCCACGGCAGAGCTTCAGCGAACGACATGACGAACCTTTCGTGCCATGCCTTCGGAGAGGGCACCGCCCGATGCGGTGCAACAACCCCAACGAAGGACAGTCTTCCTGTCAGACACGGCGCCCGCGAACCGTGCTCCGCCGTAGCGGATTCGTTGAAGTCGATGGTCCCGATCTTCAGTCCTGCCGGTACTGCTAGTGCGGGCGGATCGGCGGGTGTTGGCTGCCGACCCTCATCGGGGCGCTAAGAGGCCCCGGCCTCCACCGGGGGTAACTGGACCCGGTGAAGGGATCTTTCCTTTTGTCACTGCGGCGCCTTGGCGGTATCGCCGCTCTTCTCTTTCCGGGGAGGACGGTAGCGCAGAGACCTGGCGCCGTGTCAACTCCGTACCGCCTCACGTCAACCACTCACAGGAGGAGCCATGCCCGTACACACCGTCCCCGCTCGCGACATCCGCCAGGGCGACCGCTTCAGCCTCCACGGCCACCGTCGCACCGCCTCCGATGCCGCCTGGCCGTGGGGTGAGCGCAGCGTCAGCCTGAGCTTCGAGGGTGGCGGCTACGCCCTCGTGCCGGCCGACGCGGAGATCGTCGTTCACCGTGACGGGGAGGAGGCCCCGTGTTCCGCCTGACGTTCGAAGACGGCCCTTCCCTCATCGTCGACGAGGACGCCCGACTCCACTTCCTCCGCCAGGCCGTGCGCCGTGGCCACGAGCTGACGCGGGTCCGCGGAGGCCACGTGATCACCCTCGTGGGCCGGCGGGTTCGACGGGTGGCGCTGATCAAGGAAGGCGCGTAAGTCGTTTTACGCGATGGGTTGTGGTGGTCGACATAACTGTGTCAGGATGAAGGCACAGCGCGAAGCACTAGCGAAGGAGTTAGGCATGGACGCCATCCCCACCGCAGAAGACATCAAAGCCCGGCGCGTGATCAGGTTCACCGCTGGCCACCTTGCGAAGCACGCTGACTGGACGGGCGTGGTCGTCGGCTACAACGCCATGTACGACACCGTGCACGTCTACGTCGACGCCCCGGGTAACTCGGAGTCCGGCAGCAAGATCACATACAGCCGCAAGGACGTCGAGTGGTGCGAGGCAGAAGCCAATGACTCGTACGAAGGCACACCGGCCGACTCGACGGAGACGGCTTCGCTTGCGGGTATTGCGCGCATCGCTGCCGACCTTTCCAAGCTGAACGACGAGGTGGAGGCATCGCTCACCATCCCTGCGGACATCACCGACGCGCAGGGACGCGTGTGGAAGTGGCGTGACGGCCTCTACAGGTACGGCCGCTCCGCCGTTCCCCGGGCGTTGCTCGCTGCCTGACCCGGAGCCCCACACGAGCCCCTGTCGATTCCGGCGACAGGGGCTCCGGTTCACACTCACAACTCACGCACACTACGAGGAGCCATGAGAGCACTCCGCCGGCTGGACCCCCTCCTGATCCAAGCCGTCATTGCCGCCGCACTCTCCTTCGCCCACATCCACGACATCGCGGAGGCCGCGGGGCAGGGCGGATGGAAGGCGTGGGCCTACCCCGTGTCCGTCGACGTCCTGTTGGTCATGGCCTGGAAGCGAGTCCGCGAAGCGGAGGAGGGCGAGTCCATCGCCGCCGCACGCCTGTGGTTCTGGCTCTCCCTCGCGGCGTCCATGAGCGCGAACGTCGCCACGGCCGGCGTCGTCGACCTGGACAACCCTCCGACGATGCTCCGCGTCCTCGTCGCCGCCTGGCCCGTGCTGGCGTTCTTCGGTGGATCGCTGCTCGTCCACTCGCGCAAGGCACCCACGGAGGCCGACGAGGGGCCGCAGGAGCCCGCTGAAGAGCCTGCGGAGGCCCCAGAGGAGGAAGAGGTCCAGGAGCCCGTGAAGGAGCCGCATAAGCCCAATCTCGTGACCTATGCGGAGGCTGCTGCCGTGGCCGACGTCGACCCCGTGACGATCCGCGGCGCCGCGAACGGTCCGCGGGCCCGACTGACGAAGTACGAGACGAACCAGGGACCGCGCGTCGACCTCGACGAGGTCCGTAAGGTCTACAGCAAGCGCCCCGTGGGCGCGTGAGGAGAGATCATGACTCCCGACGACATCCGCGCCATCGTGCGCGAGGAGATCCGCGAAGCGTTCAAGGTGCTCGCCGCGCAGGCGGACGACTTCCCCGGCTACGAGACGGACACCATCGAAGACACGGCCGCCCGCATGCTGAAGCAGGTGGCGGAGAACGTGGAGGACGCACTCCGGCACTCTCCGGCGTGCAAGACCCGCAATGGGGGCCGGTACTACTGGGACTGTGACTGTGGCGTGAAGGACGAGGACCGGTGACCATCTCCATCACCTACCCCGACGGCCGGCAGGAGTCCGTGGGCGACGACCGCGGACTCTTCGGCTCCCTCCTCCACGCCCGACGTGAGCGCAAGCAGCGTGAGGCACACGCGGCCCGGGAGGCGCGACTCGTCAAGCTGAACCGGGACATCAAGGCCCTGGAACAGTGGCACCACGAGTGGCGACTCACCTGGGACGAGGACTACCGCGCGCTGCACCCGGGGGAGTGGTGCGAGTACCACAATGGCCTGACGACCGGGTGTAGGGGGAGGTGCTTCGACGCACGTCACTTCCAGCGCATGCGGGAGGACGACGACGTCGAAATCGTCACCTGGAGCGGTCATGTCCTCCGCTCCGCAGGTCGACGTACCCTAACCCCATGAGCAGTCAAACCGGCCCCTGCGCGAAGTGCCGGCAACCCACCATCCGCTACGGACCCGGAGGGAACCCCCTCTGCCCGGAGTGTCTGGAGCGGGTCCGCGCCACGCAGGGCAAGAAGTAGCACCACCACGAAGGCCCCCGCCGTCAGGCAGGGGCCTTCTTTGCATTACGGGCTAGGTCAGACGTCGCCGCGCTTCACAGCGTCGACGAAGCCCCACCACGTGTCAGCCGAGAAGACCACGGCCGGGCCGGCGGGGACCTTCGAGTCACGCACCGGCATAGCCGCGGGAACGGCGCCGTGAGCGACCTCGATGCAGTCGTTGCTACCGCCGCTGAAGCTGGACTTCGTCCAGACGAAGTCAGTCGCGGAGGCGTCGGGGATGGTAGGCATCAGATGGAGTCCTTCAGTCGTTCAATGAGGTCGGCTGAGTCGTCGAACGGCAACGCTGCCGCACGTAGACGCTCGAAGGCGCTGCCGTAACGACTCACTTCCGCAGTGTCCTCGACATAGAGCGCGCTCGTCAGGCTCTCCACGAGGACGACGTCAAGATCAGCCGTCTCGGGGAAGCCCAACACAGCGAACGGGCCGCTCATCCCGACGTGCGGGGGAGCGTCGAGCGGTAGCACCTGTATCGACACGTGCGGAAGTCTTTGGGCGTCGAGCAACCGTTGAAGTTGCTCCTTCATCATGTGGGGGTTGCTCTTGACCCGCGGGAGGAGGGCGGACTCGTGGATGACCGCCCACAGCTCCAGGGGCTCCCGCCGGGAGAGAACGGACTGCCGCGCCTGGCGTACCTCGACGAGGGCGTCAACCTCCGCGGGCTGAGAGTCCATACGGATGGCTTCGATGGTCGCGCGGGCGTACGCGGCCGTCTGAAGTAGCCCCGGGATGAGCGTTGACTGATACGTCCGCATCGACCGGGCGCCGTCCTCCAGGCTGATCAAGTCGGCGTAGGCGGGCGAGATGATGTCCTTGTACGTCTGCCACCACCCGCGCTGACGCCCGTGGCGGGCCATGTGGTGGAGGACGTCGCGCTTGGCGGGGTCGTTGATGGCCACGGCGTCCATGAGCGCGTCAAGGTCGCCGGGCTTGATCCCCAGCCGGCCCTTCTCGATGCGACTCAGCTTCGACGCCGGCCACCCGAGACGCTCCGCGACGTCGGAGATCTTCAGCCCGGCGGCGTCACGGTGGCGGGCCAGTTCGCCGCCAAGCTGACGCGTGCGCACTGTCGGCTCACCCATTGCGCCCCCTCTCGTGGCCATCTTCCCGCCCCATGAGGCGGCGGGGCTACAGCTTTCCATAGCGGACGAGGTCGCGCTTTGATCAGAATGCAATTTTGTAGATGTTGTCTGTCGGGTTGCAATCGTCGTCCGTCTGACGACACACTAGACGTGCCATTCCGCACACGGCGAGTCACCGAATGTACGGGGCTTCGTTGTGTCGTGTGCCTGATTCCGGGAGGTGGGGGAATGGCGTACGAGCGAACGCTCCAAGAGCCGATCTGCTTAAGCGATCCGCTGGAGTGGGGACCGAAGCCGACGCCGGGCTGTGACGTCTGCGGCGCACTCGCGAATCAGTACGCGACGTTCAACGACCCGAGTCACCCCGAGTACGACCCGTCGAAGGCGACTGACGTACTCGTCGAGATCGGCCGGCACCCGCACAAGAAGGGGGCGGAGTGA